CCGCCTTCGCCTCCGCCTTCGCCTACGCCTACGCCTTCGCCTCCGCCTCCGCCTACGCCTTCGCCTCCGCCTCCGCCTACGCCTTCGCCTACGCCTTCGCCTACGCCTCCGCCGACGCCTTCGCCTCCGCCGACTTTAAGAAGGCTAAGTTAGGTGACAAAGATCGACTGCTTTTACTTACTGCCCAAGTCGGAGTTGATTGCCTGAAAGAAATGAAAAGTCCCGGAACAAAGTGGTTACGTTTCGTTCGTTGATAAGCCTGTCTCCAACGTATGAAAATCACCCTCGCTCTCGTTGAGATAACAATAATCTGCTTGCTAACGTCCTGCGGTACCGACATCGGCGCACCCGACTACGGGGCAAGAGAGATGCCAAAACAACTTGCCGGTGAGAGTCACGATCATTATTGGCAGCGGTTAAAAGAGGGGCATTGGTTCTAAAACTTTATGAAACGAAACACTGAATGCGTGGCTGATTGCTGCGCGAGGAGATTAGAGGCAACACGTTATGCAGACATTAAGATCAGATTACCTCAAACTTAGACCGATTGTTTTTCCGCCGTTTAACGAGAGACAAATCTATATGCACTCATTCGATGCCTGCGACCCGTTCATGCCACAAGGATTTGAGGATTACATGCCAATCGTGTCCGATTTACTTGATGCGGCAAAAGTGAAAGACCGGCAAGTTCATGTCACGATTGACGAAAAGATTATTGAATCGGGAATGTCCCAGCGTCGCCCCGGCCCGCATGTTGACGGCTGCTTTACCGGACAGAATTGGGGACATTCAGGCTGGAATCACTATTGCAACAACATTCCTATTTTGAAGCGTATGGCGATCATTGTTGCCGCGTCAATTCCTGGTTGTCGAGCTTGGCGGGGACAATTTCGAGGCGACCCGAAAAACGATGGAGATTGCAGTCATTTCGTTCACGGAGAAGGAGAAGTCTTGCCCGCAAACACTGGATACCTTCTCTCTCCTGATTGCATCCACGAATCAATGATTTTCAATGAAAAAACAAAAAGACAGTTTCTCCGAATTGCGTTTGCGGCCTAACGCGAACAAGGGAGTGGAATCCTGATATGAAAAGCACGAGTGGATATACGGAGAAAACAAAACCAGTGGCTCTACGACAAGCGCGGCAGAAAAGGGAAAAGGATTTTGGAAAAGAAGGATTTGGAATGAGCAACACGGACGACACAGGTGATAATCACGCGCGGAGACAGGCGAACCCAAGGCGCGTGCTTGTATGCGGAGGTCGCGATTTCAACGATTGGGACTGGATGAATGAAACGCTGACCTTTTACGCTTTTGGCGCTAGCGTGATAATTCACGGCGGAGCAAGGGGAGCTGACAAACTAGCCGGAGATTGGGCTAGAGCATCGGGAACCAGATGCGAAGTTTTTCCAGCACACTGGCAACTGCACGGAAGGCGAGCAGGGCCGATTCGGAATCAACAGATGATAGACGAGGGCAAGCCCGATCTCGTCATTGCATTTCCGGGCGGCAACGGCACAGCAGATATGGTTAAGCGAGCCGTCAAAGCTGGAATCGAATTAGTTCAACCATTCGCATGAACCCCAAAGACCAGCCCTGTCCCCAAAGGAAAGTTCAACACTTAAAGGCAACGCCTGAGGAAACAAAGAATTTTATGAATGAAACACCACAGCCTGAGAGCGCGAACGAGCGAGGAGATTAGCGACACACAACGAATATGAACGAAAGCGGATGGATAGGAGTGGACTTAGATGGAACGTTGGCCAGATATGAAGGTTGGCGCGGCACGGAAATCATTGGCGAGCCGATTGAACCTATGATCGAAAGAGTTAAGCGATGGCTGGCAGCAGGGAAAGTAGTGAAGATTTTTACGGCTAGGATGCACGGTCACGGCATGCCAATTATCGGAGGAGGCGTGGAGGACGTTAAGACGCCCATAGAGCAATGGTGTTTGAAGCACATCGGGCAAGTTCTTGAAATCACCAATGCGAAAGATTTCGGAATGATCGAACTATGGGACGACAGATGCATTCAAGTAGAAGCAAACACCGGAATCCCGATAGCGTCTTGTCGTGATAGAAAACGAAAGTCTTACAAGGGAGCGGAGTCCCAGCATGACAAGCACCAACGTTCACACTGAGGAAACAATAAAATTATGAGGGATTTGGAACACTCAGAGACGCGGGAGCAGCAAAGCGAGCGAACAGGCGCATTGCCTTGTCCGTTCTGCGGGATTGTATCAGAAAATACAACTGTAGGCACGATTTATCATCCCAACAACGGCTGTATGCTTGGCGGCAAAGTGTTTAGCAAGGAGTTTTGGAACAAGCGCGCCGCGCTAGTCTCCTCGCAAACCACGAAGGATTAGATATGAATTGGAGTAATAAACACAGCGGCACGATGGGGCATCAAGACGCGAGCAGACAGGTCACGCTTTCTGAGCGTAGATCAAAGTTTGTTTACGATGCCGCAAGATTGGCCGCGCAAGCTGCCGGTGCTCCGATTGTTCCTGTTCCGTGGGATGAGCGCGAAGAGCCGTTCAAGGCGCAATTCCGAGACGTGATTGACAAACAATGCTCCGACAAGCGTTCACGTTCGCCAGAGGAATTGCATGGCACTTGGATGGAAGCATATCTCACAATGGGTTGGAAATATGGCGAGACTTACAGCCGCGAAAACAAGATTCACCCCGATCTTGTTCCTTACGATGAACTCGGACAATTAGAGCGCGATAAGGATGCCGTATTCGTTGCCTTGTGCGAGATTGCGCAACAATGGATTTACGATTTGCCTGTCTGCTCGTAAGAAAAACGCCAGCGCATGAACAAGAAAACCAAAATCAATCCTGTTGGTTCACAGCCGCAGGTTGAAGGAGAAAACCCTTCTGGATTTCGCGGTGACAAATTCAAACCAAGTTGGAAAACCCCGTCGCTACCTAGCGAGGACACGGAGGTTTTGGACTGGCTACTTCAACAAAATGGAGGAATTATTTACTGCGGAAAGTGGGGCTGGAAATGCGAAACACCGGGCGGCTTAAAAGCAACAGGCCGAACAGTCCGCGAAGCAATCGACGCAATGCGTGGCAAGACAAAGGAGAAGGAATGAGCTTTTGCTGCAAAACTCCCTTCCGAGACTTCGCCAGTGCAAACTTGGCGTGTAACCGGAAATTAAAGAGTAGGCACAAACGCCGGGGGCCAAAGAAAGAACCAGTATGGTGCTCTATCTGCAATGCTTGGCACAGAAAAAATAAGGAGAACTGGGTAAAATGTTAGTCTGCTTCCCTTACAGTCTAGTAGATCAGGCACTAGCCGCAAAACTAGCCACTTGGATTCGGGAACTAGGCCGGAATGAAGGGCATTCGTGTTTAATAGTCAGGGACGTTAGATGCGATGAGCATCCTTCGATTGAACAGGATTTAGGATCGGTTTTTGATAAAGTAGAAACGATCAGGTACTCCGAACAAATAGACGGCTGGCCGCAGGGGGCGAACCTAATGTTTCAGGCCGCTGCTCGTTATATCGAGCACAAATATAGAACCCCGTTCCTATGGCTAGAGGCCGATTGCCTCCCATTGAAATCTGGATGGGTAGCAGAGATTAGTGCCGAACACAAAAAAGGTGGCAAGCCTTTTACGGGATTCAAAGTACAAGTCCCTAACGTCCCTATCCACATGTCAGGCATCGGCTGTTATCCGTGGGATTTATGTAACCATGCGGGGACGATCTACCAGGCAACGGAGATAGCATGGGATGTACACGCCGCCCCCCAGATTGTACCAAGGATGCACCCTACTTCGTTGATAGCGCACAGATGGAAATACCCGCCGTTCAAAAACCAAAGCGAAGTGGACAACCTTTTAGGTCAGATCGGGAACGCAGTTATATTCCATTCGGATAAAAGCGGGACTCTCCTTGATTTCCTTAGGGAGAGGCGGGCACCCCAACAAAACCCCGTACAGGTCAACCTAGAGCGTTCCAGCCCCGTTACAGACATCCTTATAAAGACGTATTCTAAAGATTTGCCTTGGCTGGCGTGGTGCTTGCGGTCGATAAATAAGTTCACTTCGGGGTTCCGCAAAACGATCATCATATCACCAGACGACGATATGGGTTCGACGGATAAAATGGGCTACGATTGGCAGCAAAGATTTGAATACGGGATGGGAAATTCTAACCAAGATTTTTACCTTTCCCAGCAGGTGTTTAAGATGTATGCCGATACTTTTACAGACGCTAATTTCATACTTCATATCGACTCGGACACGATCTTTACCTGCACAGTAACCCCCGAAACCTATTTTCGGGACGGTAAGCCAGTAATAATGATGACCCCGATTGATCAAGCTCACCCTGACGAGCAACAAGCGTGGCGTAAGGTGATGAACAAGTTTATGGGTAAACCTTCTCAGTTTGAGTTTATGCGAAGATTCCCCTTTGTTTACCCCCGGTGGGCATATGGATCGCTACGGGAGTTCTGCCTGCAACGACATGGGATAACGTTAGACAAATACATCATGTCCCAACCATACCGGGAGTTCTCGGAGTTTAACTGCATGGGATTTTATCTATGGGAAAATCATCGTGACAAATTTAGCTGGGTTGATACGTCAAACGTTCCAGAAAAAGACTGGCCTGAGTTAACGGTTGACCAGCGATTCTCTCATAACCCAATTCCGACTGAGGAATGGGATAAGATTTTAGGTGGTAGCGAAGTAATTGCTGACAGGAATAAAAACCCGTCCACGGGGGATGAAACGCTATCACCTAAAGCTTTGCCTGTCTGCTCGGCACCGCAAGCACCAACGGTTACGAGGAGAAAACCAAATCGAAAGACTCTGGGGAGTGAGGACAACAAAAGGTCGGAACAGATAAGCCCAAACGGAACTCCTGACCCCTCACTCCCCAACATCTTTTCTGAAGATCAACTCGCTAAAATCAAAACTACGGAGGATTTGATTATTTTTGGCAAATCCGATGATTTCATAAAACAGCTATCCAAGTATTTTACTGATCCTTTATCCAAAGGACGGATTATCAAAAAGCTAAAGAGCTATCCAATAATCAAGTAATGCTACTCTTAGTCCAGACCTACACGGCAGCTAAGGAAACCTTAATAAGGCATTGGCCGTATTTCCTTAAATCAGGGGCGGATGAAATCTGGATTGTTACAACCACCGATGACAACGATCTATCTTGGTATCCAAAAGATGTTACCATTGTTAAAATAGGGAACAACTCTTACATCAACGGCGGACATTTACCGCAACGGTTGATCGACACGCTCAAAACAGGGCTAGGTAACAAGACTAAATTCCAGCATATTTGTATCTGCGAATACGACACAGTGTTTTTTCATCCGCTCCCGATACAACGAATGGAGCACGCCGTAGCCGGTTACTACGCTGGCGGTCAGACCTGGAATAGTAAAGCAAGCGCCTTCTATCATAATCCTTGGGTATTTTTCAGAGAAGCTGCAATCAAGTTTGTAGAAAAAGGACAGGAAGCTATTAACGAAGGGGTCTGCGGTTACCAAACTAACTCGGCGTTTGCAACTCCTGAAGGAAGCCCGGACGTTTTCGTTGGGTACGCGTGCGAGCACTACGACATACCTATTCAGGGAAACGTATGGACGGAATATAGCCGAAACGATCTAAAGGGTAACGGTTACTTGGAAGAAGCGCGACAAGCATACCTAGGGGGATACGATGTGATTCATGGTATTAAGACTAAGGAAGAATTAGAGTACATAACCAGATGAGTAAATGGATTGTGGTTAGCCGATACAGAGAGCCGAACATGGAGTGGCTTAATCAGCTTGACCGATATTCTTGGAACGTATTCGTAGATGAAAAAGGGGATGATGAATCCCGAAACCATCCTGGTAGAGAAGCTTCAACCTATCTCCAGTGGATTGTGGATCGCTACGATAGAATAGCTGGTGAAGAAGTCGTATTCTGCCAAGCCCAGCCGTTCAACCACGACCCCGATTTCCTGTCTCATATCCACGATGAAAAGAAAATGTGGTTTGGCGAAATACATAAGTGTGATAAACATGGTTACCCGGCTTGCGATTTTTGCCCGCTCCATTCATGGTCGGATGTATTCTGTCTGCCTAAACTGGAAGAGTACTCGTTTGTAGCGGGCGCTCAGTACAGAGTGTTTGACGAACAGATACTAGCCCAATCCCACGACTTTTGGAAAGCATTGCTATCCTTAACTAAGTTGAGACACAAATACAACATGAGCGCGTATATCCTTGAACGCCTCTGGCCGGTTATACTTGGGATTGAACTTGTATGAGTATGCTTAATGACCTAGGAGTAAAATACGGTACAGATCAAAGCACTCTTAGGCACTGCTATCTATCTCTTTTTGAGTTACTATTCGCTCGATTTAACCGCAACCTTTATGTCATTCTACTAGAGATTGGATTTCAATTCGGGTGCAGTAGTAGAACGTGGAAAGAGTATTTCCCATACGGTCACATTACTGGAATTGACTTGGTAGATAATCACGCCGAGGGACTGGATAAAACCATTTACGGGGACGCTTATAGCTCCGCAGTATTTGAACAACTACCTAAAAATCATTTCCATATCATCATTGAGGACGGATCGCACGCCGAACAAGATCAATCTTACGCGGTAACGAACTACTCCCACTTGCTTACACCGGACGGGATATTGATAATAGAGGACATAGCTAGCCTGGGGGTTACTGACCAGCTATCTAAGGTTGTGCCATCAGGATTTAATCACGCTGTTATCGACCTTCGGACAGTTAACCCAGGAGTCATAGATAACATCTTGTTCTTAGTGTGGAGAAAGTAAAGCCCAAGTACGAGATAGGTATTTACGGCTACGGCTCGCCGGTTCTAGAAGGAACAAATTGGACTGCCTATTTGATATGTAATTGCAGCGGTGGGCATAGATGCCTAAGCTCAGAAACATTTTCCGAATTACTTGTCGGAATAAATAAAGTCTTAGAAGAACATGAGAATAACGAACCTTCCGATAACTGCGGAACAGTATCTAACGGATTTATTTCTGAGAATGGACGGCTTACATGAAAATCTGCATTATTGATCCATCTAGTCAGATATATACTACGGTTGGATATTGGATATTTACCGAACCAAATAACACAGGAGAACTAATAATCGAAGTATCTAAAATGACCGATTGGAGATTTGAGTGGGCTGTAATCGGACATGAACTAATTGAGGCGATGTTTTGTTGGTTATTCGGAATAACAACCGAGGAGTGCGACAAGTTTGATGGTAGATGTGAACGGGAGTTTGCATCAGGAGATAGATGTAAATCAATCGAGCCGGGATTCGACAAAGAATGTCCTTACAGAATAGGACATATATTGGGAGCGGCTTGGGAGTATGCGTGGATACATTTATCGTTAGCAAGTTGGAGTGAGTACGACGAAGAGTGTAATAGATTAATGGGTATTACTCCAAGTATTTTCTAATCTGATCATAGCGATTTAGAATAGAAGATCGGTAATCAAGCGATAAAAAATCGAACTGTGGTCGGTAGTATATCTTCTCGAAGTGAACTTTCCTAACCCTCTCATACATAATATCTATTGCTCCAAGCGTAGAGTCGCTGGCTGCCGTAACGCAACCTATGAAATCGGACTCAGAGGTAGAGACTATGTGTTTATTTTCTTTTCTGACATGATACAAGAAAAGATTGTTATCTATCGACTCATCCCATCTTACGGGAATACTACCTAGGGGATCATCGGTATCTTCCATATCACCTTCGTAATTGAATAACCTAACACTAGTTCCATACGGATTTAGTATAGGGCTTCGGGAGTTCATTACATCCTCGAAGAAACTAGATACGAACGGATCTCCTATATCTCTCATGCCTATCTCGCAATATAATCCATCGAATCCGAATCTATTCCCGGCGAACTCGGTAAAGTAGAAGTCGTTGCCGTCAAACAACAACCCGGCATCGTAAATGGACATTCCGGGTTGTTGTTTAGCCATTTCGTAAATCACATCGGGAAAGGCGATGCGGTTAATATTGCAATCCAGTTCAGTTCTTACCGATAGACACTGGTTCCCGCCTTTTTGAGCCCCTATATTACCAGACCCATAAGACTTATTTTCAAACTCTGCTAAAGTATATATCGGCTCTCCATTCCAACACAGCATTATCGGAGTTACTTCCAGCGCGTTAGGAATCTTCTTTTCAAGAGTAAACCCGTTTTTCTCGTACCCCCTTTTGTCGTTCTCCAGAGCCTCTATCATTATTTCTTTCTCGATGTCCAAGTCATCAGAGTGGGGAACTATTGTTTTACCCTCGTTGCCGTTACTTTTGACAACGAAAATATCATTGGAATCTGCTATGAAGGCGATTCCATCGGACACCTTTTTGAACTCATGGTGTTCAGCGACCTTGATTTTCCCATCGTAGTATTCTTCAACGAAGTATTTGGCAAACTTCCTATCCTTTTCCAGTTGGCGATACTCTTTGGTAGGGAACAGACCGTTTCTAAATCCCATTCGCAATATGTCCTCAGATATTTTGTAAAGGTGGTTGTCGTCAAAGAAGATAAAATAATCGTCCTGTTCTGATTTCGGAACCCCGCGCAACATTGATATAACGGATTCTGGAGAACGTTTATCTAGTATTCCGTCGTACAAGGATATTCTCTCTTTCTTATACTCAGCATCTTCGGATCTTAATTCTGGTAGTCGTATGAACGAACGGTCTTTAATGAACCCAACAACAACATTCTGCCCTTCCTGTAACAAATGAACAGCTAGGGGAAGCGAGTACGATGAATCGGTTATAAAAACGTAAGTCACGATAATAATTTCTTGATTACGATCTCGTACGGATCAACGAACTCCTCGTACGATCTCATTACCAACGGTAGCTCCGTACAGCCCAGAATAATCTGTTTAGCTCCGCGTTGCTTTAACTCGTTCATAATAGCGCCTATCATAAGCCTGTCTGGTTCGCAGTGTTTACCTGACATTACGCGGTCAATTACCGTATCCACTCGAACTTGTTGATCGTCGGTGCAATAAATAGCTTCTCCGTATAATTTGTTCAGCCTGGAAGTGTCGGAGCAAATTACCCCAAACGAATCTCCATTCAGTGATTGAACAGCCAATTTAGGCATATCCAATATATCTGTACCGTCATGCCTAAGTCGATGTAGAAATAGATACGCGGTGTTACATGCCATTACTATTTTATAAACTCCCGATCTTCGAAGGATGTTGACTCCATACTGTAAATCTTTTAGGAAAACATCGGCGTTAATCACTCCAGTATTATTCATCCCCCGTGAAGTTAAATTAACGAATGTAATTTCAGGAAAGTCTGAATCTTCTTTAGATCCACGTTTCTGGCATTCCTCCACAACCATACTCAGAAAACGCACACCCGCTAAAGCTCCCATGCCGCCCAGAATACCAATTCTCACGGAGTAGTAGATCGTTTAGGCCACTTAGCGCCTAGTCTTGTTCCGAATGGTTTGGGTGAGGTTGCTCTACCGCTGGATTTAGGGGGTTTTGGCTCTTGTTCTTCTCCAATGTGCGCCCCGGTAGCTCCAAGTCCTGCCACTATTAAGCCTTTGACAATCTGGGTTGCTTGAGATGCTCCAGCAGTTCCTTTCAGTTGATCGTAAACGTATTTGATTGGCCCCTGTAAGGGGATAGGCCCTATACTGGCGCTGTACTCGCCTATACCAAGCTTGGGCTTTTCTGGAGTTCCCTGATCTGGACTCCAAGGAACCGGACGGCCCTTCCAGTCTTTGCCGGAAAGGACTTCAGATATTCTTTCAACGCTAGGGTTGAGTTTTCCAGAGGCGTAATCTTTACCAATGTCATAAACCGCCTTAACCCCTGTTTCCCTGGGCTTCTGGGCGAATGATTGTCCAAATTTTTGGGCTAGTCTTTGTTTTACACTATCAGGAGCGTACTCCCAGTAAGTTAGGGAAAGGACTCTGGACATGGCCCGTAATTCAGTTGTAATACCGGGTACTCCGGCCTCAAGTCCATATCCCTTGAATTGCATCCAATCCCCCTTATTGGGGTCTGTAAAATTGATTTTCTGGTTGCTTTTAAGAAGTTTCAATAATGCTGCGTTAGCTGCCAAGAATCCTATCCTAGTAGTCAGATATTGAGTTGCCCCTCCTAATCTTTTCCAAGCCACTGCGCGTTGACCAGGAGTAAGGTTTTTCCAATTAGCGAAATCCATCGGAGTTTTAACTATTTCCGATACTCTATTGATTTTGGATTGAGTGAGTTTAGGCCCAAAAAGACCACCCCCACCAAGATTAGCGATCTTTCCTTTCCCTGCCCCGGTCGCATCATTGGCCCATTCAGCATATTCCCTTCCGTAATCGAGTATTTCGGCGGCGCTCATATTGGGAGTAACTTTCTTTTTCATCGCTGCTTTCCACATTTCAAACCGAATTGTTCCAAGCATATCCCATGCTCTACTTGCCGAACCAAGAACGTTTCTTAATACTGGAGTTTCTCCGAAACGCTTTTCCAGCCAGCTAGGAACACCACTTCCTAAAATGCCAGTTGGTTTACTCCCGGACCCAGCCTCAACCTTGCTATCCATCGCGATTCTGAACCAGGGATCGCGCTCCATTTCTGCCATCCTGTTCCGGTGAAAATCCCTACCATAAGCCCCCCTGTAAACATCTCCCAAGCCCTTAAAATACCTGCCCCATTCGGTTGGATGGAAAAGAAGATCACCGGCATGAGATACCGGGAAAACAATCGCGTGCCCAATAGTTTCAAGTGAACGGCCTAGATTCCAAACCGTATTAGCTACTTTTGGCCATACTCCAGTTCCGGCATATTTATTCAATTCCTTGGCGTACCGAATCATGTTCTGACGGTCACTGTTGCGCCTCCACATTTCGTTATACATGTCGTCATAAATCCGACCGAACGAAGTCTTGGTTTTTCTACCCCCGATTAGATCGCTAATCCAAGACTGGGGCGCTCTACCACCAAAAAAATGATCGTTAATCGCCTTGGAAGTACCAACAAAGTCCTCAAAATTGGTGTTATCTTTTGCCCACTTCCAAATAATAGGTCGATCCTCGTCTTTAACCGGGGAATTTCCCTTATACTCTCCACCTACCGGACATGGATTTATAGGCACGGTCTTTCCTCCAATTCTTTTAAGAACCGATCTCTAATTTGGTCGTGCGTTATTTTGCTTTTCCGTTCATTAAACGCTTTCTCAATCGCACCCGACAATTTTGTTTTTACTCCATTTTCAGTATCAATCGAATATCGTACCCTATCGGCAACCTTTTCCATAACCGGCCTTACTGATTCTGGGGCATCTTTACCTGTATTCTGTAGCCAAGCTTCCCGCAAACCATCGGCAGTAGTTAAATCTACCGGGAAAGACCCTTGTAGTCCCCGACCTGCCTGCGCCCAATTACTTTTAACGGTAGCGATTGGCCCTTGGTGAAAATCAGTTAAATCCTTAAAAGCGTTCTCATACGATTGCTGTTTTTCGATATTATCTGGATTGGCCTGAAGTTCGCGGTAAGCGGCATCTTTTCGAGCTTTCAATCTGGCCTCTTGGAATCTTACAACGGCGGCATCGTTAACGGGATCAAACGTTCCACTCATTACCCTTGAAACTGATTGATCGACAATCCCCTCTCCTTGTTGCTCTACTATTTTCTGCCCCCTAGTAGCTAAATCTTGGACTGATGCCCCTTCTCCCGGCGTTATTGAACCCAAATCCCCGGTAGCCATGCGTTCTTGGGTGTATTTATTTGCAACAGCAGAAACAACCGGCTCATCGTGAACAGGAACGGCAGTATAACCCTCTTGCTGAAATTCCCCATGTTGTACTGGACTAGGGGGTTCTGCCGCAGGCGCACTCTCCGGTACACTTACTGCGGCAGCCGCCGTTGATGCCAGCGGAGATTCTACTTGCCGTACTTCTTCTTGCCCCGGCCCTTGGGTTTCCATCCCCCCTTTGACTTTTTCACTTGAAATCACCTCCCCTGGTGTTACTGCGTTTCTCTTTTTTAGTTCGGCTAAAGTTTCGGTAACCCCCACGGGTTCTTTGGGTAACACTGATTCCGTTGGTGCTTCTCCCACTTCGGGGACAGGCCGCACGTCTTGTATCGGCGGTTTTTCTAAAGCTGGCGCTGACCCCCTAACTCCACCGATTTCCCCTAATAAATTAGCGGTTATTGGAACCACCCCGTTCCACCATTCTTGACTAAATGGCTGAGAGGTTTGGATTTGTTTAAGTTGCGCTGCGGTTTGTAACCCGCCCCCTAGTAATTTATGTAGCGTATCGGGACTCCATGGATCAGCCGCCATGTGAAGAAAATCCGGTATTCCAGTAACAAACCCTTTGGCCGTATCAGCAACCGAATTTAACGGTTTCTGTATAGCGGGGTCGCGAATAACCTCCCTACCCTCCAAAGTATCGGTCTGAGTGCCAGATTTAGGTAAAAACGAGATAGCGGGCATCCTGGACGCGGCAATGGCCGTTCCTGAGAGTGCTTTATTTATCTCTGGGGTAGGAGAAGGTTTAGGAATGTCGGGCAGAGTGGCGTAATCCCCTAAATCCGCAGCAGCTTTCTTAGCATCTGGCAGGGCCGCGTAGTCGCCTAAATCGGCTTTTGACTCTACATCGGGTAGTGCGGAGTAATCTCCAAGATCAACAGGCATTGCATTTAGGGGGGAGTATCCGAATCGAGTTCGTTAGGATCGAATCCTTTTTCGCCATACTTGGCTTTTACCGCTTCGGGATGTTTACCCGCCGCCATCGCAGCTTTAGCTTTTTGCCATTCTGATCCATGTTGATCTGCCGTGGATGAAACCGGGTTTACCATCGGAACCTCAGACCCCGGAATAAGTTTCTTGTAGGTTTCTACCCACTTATTCTTCGTCTTTTCATCCACCGTAATAATGTTTGGCCCTTCCTTTTTAACGTAAGTTCCATCTTTTTGTCTTTCCCAAGCAGTTGCCGTTCCCGGTTGAACCGTAAATACTTTCCCGGGATTTTTAGGGTCTTTTTGCCAAACATCAGGGTTAGCTAGGGGATCGTACGAAGTAAGTCCAGATGGTTTAATCTGCGCGTCAAGGGCTGCTAACTGGTTTTTAAGCGTGTCGTCGTGCCGTTCTTTATTTATCCGTAGGGCTGTTCTTCCCCCGGTAGTCTCCAAGGCATATTGGTGATCGCTCATCACTTTATTGTAGGCTGCCGGATACGCACCAGTTCCCCTTAATTTCTCGATATTATTAAGATCAGACAGTAACCCGGCAGTATCTTTAGACGCACGTTCTCCTTCGGAAGCGGAAATATCTTGAGCGGTTTTCCGTAAATTAAGGGTTTCTTCCGCTACGCTTCTAGCCCTATCTGCTGATTCAGCCGTATCCTTCCAGTGAATGGCCTGATCCTCCTCTTTCTTCATCGCTATGGCGTGCATGACCTCTTGGTTCTGAATTTGATTTTCTAATTTGGCTGCAAGTAACTCTCTTTGATTTCGCTTTGCTGATACAGCAGCCATTAAGGAAAAACCTTTCAGGAAGTTGTCTACCCCCCTTTGGCCCCCCCATTCTTGGCCTAGAAACTCTGGCGGTGCTAATCCTGCCATGTTACCCTCCTAAATTCTGAGCGTTCATATACCACGGTTCAAATGTTCCCGATTGGTCGTATTGCGCTACCCCAGCCTGTCCACCGCCGCCCTTTCCTATTCCTCCACCCATGCCTCCAAGATACGCTCCCAGTAGGGACATGATAGTATTATGGATTCCTGATATCATTGGGTCAGGGGCTGCTGCAACGTTGTATTTGAATTGTTGAGACTGTTGAGCCAATTCCGCATTCTGGAAGTTGGCCGCTAACTGTTGTTGCGGAGATACAAATTCTGCCGCTGGATTCATTATATCTCCACTAGCTAGGCTGGCCCATTGCTGTGCGCTATTACCGCCTTGACCAAGCATGGATGCTCCTTGTTTCATTAAATCCAAGCTCGTAAGTCCTAAATCACGGGCGGTAAGATTTCTACTCATTCCGCTGCCAGCGTACCCACCCGATAACGCCCCAAAAGCATCGCTCCTTTGAATCTGGTCGATAACATCTTGCGGAAGATTCCCGCCCAATAACGAGCTGGCGTCCCCTAAAAGCTGACCTGTATCAGATTCACCCTTAGCTAAGTTGGCGCTGTATCCTGGAAGAAGCTTATTTTGTTCCTGAGTGAGATAATCCGTGTATTGCTGACCTAGCTTGGCAATGTCTCCGAAATTAGCAAGATTCCCTGTTATAGACTGAGATTGGGCAGTTTGGGGGCTTTGATTCTTCCAAGTGGCTACTTGGGGTTTTTTACCGAATATTGCATCTAAAAACATAATTATATCACCTCATAGTAATCCATGTGATCTCCCGCCTAAATTGAAATCCACCATAGCGGTTAACATCTGACCTGAGAGATATTCACTCAACTGCTTGTCGATTTCCTGTAAGGCTAGCTGTTCGTTTAACCCCGCTTCCTGCCATTTTTCCTGTCGCTGCAACATGATGGCGTTACACATCTGGCGGATAGCCTCAAAGTTTTTGACGATCATCTGGTCGCCGGGTTGTTTCTTCTGCCATCTAAGTTTGGCTACGAACCTTATTGTCTTGGAATCACTTTTGTTAGCATATAATCTGTACTGTCTCCGCCGAGACCCGTCAGGGTAGGTAACATCCCCTTCATCTCGTAATTCCGGGGCACAATGGATAAAATGATGCCCATGTTTATGGTATTTAAAAAATATGCTCTTAATATCTATCGGGCAACCATTAAAACTTACTGCAATAATGGTCTCAACTTCTTTTGGAGCTAGAATTAATCCCCCGGTAACTGGCGCTTCGTATTCCTGCAAGGTTCCTACAGCTTGAATCTTGTCCATGATTCGCATCTCGGCTTGTTCTAATACCCGAGACAACTCGCTTTTACCCATGTTCATGCCGCCGTTAAGTTCAAACGCCAGCCTTGCCCTAGTCCAACCAAAGGTGTTAACCCCGTAGGTAGCCATGTCGGACTCGTAATCAGCTTTACGCTTAATAGAGTTAACCGGGTCTAGGAGGTATTTTTTAACCTCTGATTGGAGGGTTTGAAAACAACGATCCGAAAATACCTTAGCCCCCTCATGGTCGTTACTTTCTTCCGACCAGATGGATTGGATCATTAGTTTTATTGCCGGGATATTTTGGACAATTAAGTAGGTGGTATCATCCACAATCGGCAACCACCGTTTAGGCCCAGTAACTCTGACCGTAGCGTTAGGCGTTAACCCGGGAAAATCGTACTGATGACGTAGAATAGTAGAATCATTAGGATCAGGTTGGTCGAACTGATCTACAAGGGGTAAATCATGCGCCATTGACGGGTCAACATAGGTAAACTGATTAACTATGTCGTACCATCCAAACTTGATATCGGTAGAGTTATTAACTGAAGCTCCCCCGGTAACTTCAACGAAATATGCCGACTCCATTTCTTGAGGTAAAAGAATTGTTGTACCGGAAGCAACGATATCTACCGTCATCATCCCGTTAACTGGCACTAGTTGATCTAGGATTCGCCTCTGAGCTTCGTCAGTACGAGTAGTTACCCTTGGATCATTAGGTGGAACCCCATTTTCCACCACCGTTGCCAGGAGCGGTCTCGCGGAGCCGAAATTAATCCCCCCAGATGCCATAAATTAGTAACCAACGAACTGACAAATGCAGCACGCCCGGTAAGGAGGTAAAGTAGGCACAGCCGTTTGTGGCACGGGCGGGGTACCGCTAGGGTCTGACCCGAAATTCGCGAGTGTAATTGTATTAACGATGCTGGTATCAGTTTTTCCGGTAACAACCCCGGTTTTGGGAGTGTTATTGTTGGTAGTAACAATCTCATCCCCGGTTAACTGAACCTTCATGTTGGGCAGATCGGTGTTCTTAATAGCGTAGGTAGAAGACCCACCTGACTTGGTAGCTCCACCTGTTACGTTAGTCTGCCATCCAGCGTTGTAGCCGCTAATTGGGGTGTTATCCATCCGGCCAAATACCGGGAATTGGTCTGACCAGTTATCCGTTCCGTTATTACCGTTACAAATAGCCCACCCATCCCAATCGCTACCAATTATCCCTAGTCCAGAGTTATCAAAAAACGCAGTCGGATCACCCCTAAACATTCGTAGCTCAGAAGGGTTGCCGGAGTAAAACTTTCTCCAGTTACCACTATAAAACAGGAATAAACCAAGAGGACGACCGTTACCGTCTGTTTTTAGCCAAGCTTTGTCCTGGTCTCCTACTGCTGGGGTAGTAGAGCTAATAACATACGGTGTAAACGGCCCACCAGATACCGCCTCTGCTAGCGAAAGGCTATTTAGAAGAGTAACTAGATCAGCAACCGAAGTCGGGTTAGCGTTCGGGTCTGGATTTCCGAACTGGCAAGTGACAGTGGCGCTCATTTCTGGTTCCTCTTGGATTTCTCTACCATTCTCAGATCGCTAATTCTAAATCGGTTAAGGCTCATGTACCCAGTCCATTGCAACTTAGCATGAATTTCGTACGCTCGCTTTAAATCTCTACCCGTACTACTATCAGTCCCTACGTCTGGACGCATTAACCCAAACCGGGGCTGGAATCCTTCCCGTAAAGTAGGAGTACCGTTGGAAATCTGTCCTACAGACCCAATAGGGGTAATTGTTGGAAGCGGGTATTTATCTTGCGTCTGCCACGGTAACCAGCTGGGGTAGTTGTCCGGTTTATACCAAGCCTCAAAAGTGGTGTTTTCTTTTACGTTATCTACCCAGACATCAGCCCCTATAAAAGTGTTCTCATTAAAGTATTGCTGGGAAGTAAACGATTTTGGCACCACGTAACTAACAATCGGGCCACTTGTATCACTGGTAGAATCAAAGTCTATCTCGTAAATACAGTTAAACCCGTCATCATCCAGTCCAAAAGCAAACGCGCGGTGTTCCCCAGCAAAGATGCCTTCGACTAATTGGGTGATCTTTATTCCGCTCCAATGCCCATCCCAGGATGGTTTCTGGGTCTGACCGAAACTCGATAGAATATCAAAATCCAGGGATAGAATCCCGTTATGATACGGTTTACCGTTGTTCCAGATCGGGGTAGCGGTTGCGATTAGTCGATTATTGAAATGAATCGAGGAAGTAAACTCTAGTAGTACCGGAGTTTCAACGTCCACATAATTACTTACTTCTGTTGAAAGCGGTAATTGAAACCAACCCCTGGCTTCTGCTCTGGCCTGCCGGTATGTTCTCCAACCATCCCCTGCCCTAAACCAGATATCCCCGTTAACCGCCGTAAAGGCCCTGTGGCCGCGTCCGCCGACTTCGATTAGCGCCATCACCTGGAATTGGCTTTGTTTCCATTGGCTGCGCTCAAGGTTTAGAAAGAATGATGCTGCTCCCTTTTCGGCAAAAGCGAATAACTGCCCTTGCCCCATTGATGTGTCTTGTTCGGGAACAAATGCCAGCCCCTTGCAATGACCCATCGTGAACGGCAAAGAAGCAGCACCACCTTCCGAGCGGAAGTTTGTTTCGGTAAATTGTAGAACGCTTAACCCCGGTTCTCCAGTATGGCTACCGTATAGGTCGCCGAAGTAAATATCCCTAAAATTCTTTCCTACTAGAACAATCCTGCCCATCCCGTAGGCCATGATTGTTCCGGTAAATATCTCGTCCTTATTAGCCCTGCGAGCGGTTACCCCGTCAAAAATGATAGGAGCATTTTCTCCGTCCTGAGTGATATGGAATCTGTCGGCTTGAACCATGTAAGCCTTTTGGATGCTTGGCCTATTCTGGGTGGGCAAATACAGTTCTGTTATATCTATAGATGTTCTACGTGGAACAACTTGGAACAATCTTCCGCCGATTGAGACAACAAACATCTCAGTATCAAGCGATGGATCGAAATACGATGCTCCTTGGAATAGTCCTGATTGAAACGCTGCTTGTGAACCAACCGGGTTAGCTCCTCCATGACCTCCCTGATCGTCGTAGGTGATATTGTTAGTAAAGTTTCGGCTTAGGAACTTAAACGCTGGCCGGGTAGTAAGTTCTCCACTCCTACAAATCACGTTTTCCCCGTACTGATACTGATCGTCGTTAATTAGAACAGGGTTACGGCCTGAGTCTTGCCCCCCGGCAAATGATACCGTTCCATCGTAAATTCTATTTTGATCGACAATCATGGTGAAGTTGGCCCATCGTACTCTCCATTAGATATATCGGAATCAAGATGAGAAATCTCATAGGCTAAGGCTGTAACGTAACGAATGCTACCCGGAGGAGTAGCTCCTGTATCGAACGAACCCGAATTACTGCCTATTCGATTCGTATTAAATCCAGCATTATCTCCAGTATGTTGAGGGGGTTGAGGGGAATGACTATCAATTCTGTAAAAGATATGCGCGTTAGGAGTAGATGATGAAAGAGATACGGTTAATGGCGTATCTCCATCAACCGGATCAAATACTACGGTAGCGCACTTGGCTGATTGGCCCGAACTTTGACCTGCTAAAACTGATAATACTCCGCTCATGTTACATTCGCTATTGGCGTAGCAATCCAGGACGTAGATGTATCCTTTCGAGCAGCCATGCTGCCGTATTGAGCAACGGTACGAGTTCCGGTTAAACCAGAACCCAAAAGAGTCATTGTATCCGCCGTAATTGCAACACTGAGATTTGCTGGTGACATATTGGTAAACAAAATCACAGTTCCAATCGGATAAGCTACGTTGGCGTTAGAATCTATGGTGAACGTTCTAGCGTTATTATCCCCAACCGGATGATAGATTTCCTTGCCGCTATCATTTAGAACCGTTGTATAGTTGGCACTCTTTGAGTTCTGGGGAATGTGTCGGAAACCAATTAAGGTCGTAATCTCCGGCATCGAATAAGTAAGATTGTCTGCCCCTGCCGTTACAGTTGCGGTTGTTGATGGCGCGGTGAACGTCCACTTATTGACGCTCGTTGCCGTTGCGACCCCAATAGTCGGAGTAACGAGAGTCGGGCTTGTTGCTAGGACAGAGCTGCCAGTACCAGTTACCGTAGCCGCAACGGCATTTCCGGCATTATCTCCCCTTAGTGGTAGTAACGTGCTAGCTATTGTGCCGCTGGCAAGAGTCGGAAGTTGCGCGGCAGGTACTTTGGCGGTTCCATCGAGAGAGGCGTACCCATTAGCCACGCCCTTATTGGCTACGTTCTCTGCCGTGTAACCTAGGGCATTAGAAATTACTGAGCCTGAATATCCTGATACCCCGGAATGAGTTTGGAGTGCCGGATCGCCAGACCCTTCGTTATAAAATAACTGCTTTAGCTTCCCATTCTTATCAAGAACCCGGATATTTCGAATATAAAATGTATTTACTCCTGTTTGCGCGGTATCTGTTCCGCGCCATCCGAAGAAGAAATACTGGCTTGTTTTCCCCACCCAAGTTTCTAGTGGGAACTCCCTTGAATACCATCTACCCCTAGCCCACCATCCGATGTCTGCTCGATCATTTCCGGTATCATCCAACTGACATATTCCATTTTGATCCCGCGCCGGGGAGTTACCTGTAGAATCAGAGAATAAAATGTATGACGATGGTCTTGTTGAATTATTTGCATCATCTAGCAGTATCTCGTATTTCAAAACGTCCCCTGTGGCTAAAACGTAGTCTCCGCCCGGAGGAGTGTAGGCGTAATACAGGCTACCTCCCGATGAGAAGTTTCCAGTAACTTTAACCGAACCAGTTAGGGCAGAACTTGCGTTTTCTTTGTTATTGAAATGCAGATGCGTTGCCGTTCCCCATGTTTGGGTAGCAGTACGGAAGTTTCCCCTCCAGTTATTACCCCATTCGTATAGACCATCAACATATCCCGGCTGAATTGGCTGGTAATAGTGTCCGCTAGCCATTCCGGTAGCGGTGTTACCGAAAATCTGGATGTTGGTAGCTGGCGTATCAGCGCCAGTTATTTTTACAAAAGAAGTATCGGTAGTGGATGTGCCGAAGTCAGCAGTGCAATCCGAAATCGTAATGTCGTCGTAAATGTATCCGTTCGATCCTTCAATATCTAGGAAGTATCCGTTTAATCCCGAAGCGTGGCAGTTATGAACTCGAAGGTGGCGGACGTGTCCAGTGTCCATATAGAGAAACCTGTTAGCCCCCGTAGAAACACAGTTTTCCATTGTAACTCCACCCGTATCTTCCGACGCTCCACCGCTATAGGCTTGATAGGCACTTGTACCATTCGTCATTCCCAAGACGATGTTATCAATCATCGTTCCTTGGATGCTAGCAGCCTGACCGCTCATGCAAATCATCTGGCCGTAATCGAATCCCGACGCAAAAGTATCGACTAAGCAGTTTTCTATTAAAGCATTGGTAACTGCCACTTGAACTCCCGCGACTGTCGCCGGAGAAATACCTAAGCCAAATGATTCTGCTCCAGTAGCTAAGTGTCCATACATTCCAATCAAATGAACCCCGGAAATAACACAATTACTTCCAGTAAGGGCTACACCGTAAGTCTTGAAATCTGAGCTGTTAGCAGCGACCAATACTGCCCCGTTAGCGTCCACCGTCATATCGCGCACTTCCGCCCCGCTTACGTCCGCAAGTCCCCCGGAAGAAAAAACTTGCGCCTGATGACTCGAACCGTTCCCGCCTATAGCGGTTATGCACTTAACAGTTGTAACATTCTTACCAGACCCGATATATTTACACCCCAATTTAACGGAGAATCCAAGGCTTGAAGAACCCTGTTGATAGGCAGATGTTTGGAATGTTCCAGGCCCAAAATGTACCGTTGTTCCAGTCGATATTCCCCTAAGAACCGTATCTAGTTTTACCGATGTACTGCAATCATAGGGATCAACTTCTGTCCCCATGCCCTTACCATCAGCCCTAGTAGCACTTAACCAAATCTCTTTAGTCGTGAAGTTGTAAACATCGGTAATCGTAACGTTATCGAAATTACCCGTCCCGGCAGGGGTATTGGTGAGCTTAAAGCCCTGCATGTCGATGTCGCTTTGGACAAGAGGGTTAAAAAGTGGTTCTCCCCTTGGCATATTACGTGGGCAAAACTTGTACCAGCCATCGCAAATAGCTGTTTGATGTGTCCGGTAGTCCGTTCAATTTGATAGTGAACCCGGTTAAAGAAGTGGCAATAAATTCGAAATCCAGATTAAGGGCTGGGTTGTCTAGGGTGTTAATAATCTCAGCCTCAACGAAAGAGTATGCGCCTGCCTTAGTAACTTGAAATGTTACAACCTTTGTTTGCACGCCCTGAGTAAGCTGAGTTAGTCCCGGCTCTACGTAGGCGAGTGGATTAGTCCCCGGTGGAGCGACAGATATTGGATCAAGTATCTGGAAATTTGACTCGTCGGTATTGCTGCAAGTTATCATGTTTTATGATGGGAGTGTAACGGAGTGAGTTTCCAAAAATGATATAAGCCTTGTATCTACTGGATGAGGTCGGTATAGGCGGTCAACATAACTCCATGCGCTGCTATATGAAACTCCCGCCAATCTAGCTAGCTCCGCAGCAGTAGTTCTTTCCCCATCAATTAAAATACACAGATTATTTGTTTTATTGTTGGCCTGTTCGGTCATTGTAGCCCATCGGCAATTATCTGGAGAGTAACCTTTTGATGTATCAATTCTGTCAATAGTATGCCCGTCTGGACGATTACCCATGTCTGCCAAGAAATTTTTGTATCCGTCCTTCCCATTCCATCTGTCACAAACGGTAATTCCTGTGTAGTATTTCTTATATCTTTCGTGTGTCTTAGTCCCGACCCTGCAACGTTTTTTTATACTGCACCAAGTCTTGTATTCTACGGTTCTCGTCGAATACCCCTTGTAATTGACTTCCTTTCTTCTGCATCCGCACGATACCGTTGCTCCTGACCATACTTTGTACCAATGAATGGTTTTAACGGTACCGCAATCGCATCTACATTTGGCTGTAGCTCTATTCTTAGGAAATATCTCCATAACTGTTAGCTTGTTGTATTTCTTACCAATACAATTTAGCATCGCTATACAGGCAGGAGTTTTTCTTCCTAAACGCTGAGGATTTAGATTCATTTCGGTAGTAGTCGTGCAATCAATCATGTTAAATTACGCGACAATGCGACGGTCAGAACAAGTCCAACCGCCGCTATTGCCAAGGGCTTCATGCCGTTGGGGGAGCTGTCGTAGTTGATACTGGAGCGTCTGGAACCTTGTCGTCAACGACTTTGGCCTGTGCCGCTACATCGTCGATTGCCGCTTGCAATTCAGGAGTAACGTTACCAGCCGCGTCTGCCGCTGCCTGTAATGTTGCTACCTTATCTAGCAAGGTCTGTGTTTCGGCACCGATCTTTCCCAACTCAGAACTGATTGTTTTGAGTTGTGCCGCTGCATCGGATTGTGTTGCCATAATGTGATATACCTTTCTGTTAATCCTATGTAGTCGGTACAGGATAAGCCATAGGAAGAATATCTCTGTAAAATGTAAAATGTAGTTCACGCTGGTTCTGCTTTCTTTACGACCGGCATTTCCACGTTGACCGTGATTTTGATTCCGTTGAGCATTTCCTGAAACTTAGTCAGTTTATCGTCAAGCATCGTGTCTATCTGTGCGATTCGTGTCTGCATAACAGCATCGATGTTTTTAGTTGCGTGCTCGATTGAATCAAAGGCGAAGTCCATTAGTCTTCCTCAATCTCAACATCTTTCCAGTATCCCAACGGAGGATCGGTTTTAGAGTTTTCGTCAATCCACCACTGCCGCAAAACCAGCCGTGGCTTTTCAGGGTCATCGCTTGCCGGACTCCTAAAGAACTTTAAGTAATTTGTTCGTACCATTTTAGAATTTGATCGCAGCCGCTATTCCGGGGTGAACAATCACTCCATCGAAGTTAGTCCACTTCTCTCCCTCAATGAATGCGTTAACTGAGAACGTATCGTTGCCGTCATGGAATAGAACAGCCGTAGCCCCAATTCCAGTAACAGCGTTAGCTACGTTGGTCTGAGAACCAGCTCCACCAAGGGGCATAATTAGCCCCGCCACCGTGAACACGGTAGGAGTAAGAGGAAGGTTTTTGAGCGTATATTTAGCTCCTATTACGGCTGAAGGTGCCCAGAATGTGTTCCCCAGAAAGTCCACCCTGACACCGGCAAAGGCGTAATCGCTTACTGGGTACAGTAACGCAGCCCCGAATCCCCACGGCTTATTTACTCCACCTACCTTGATATATGGATCGTAGCTAGGGTAAATAGCCAAGGACGCTTGGCGGGCAGTAAACATCCCGCTAATGTCTTTTAGGAACGGTTCTGATACTGTCGTAGTGGTATCAGTACCAGCAAAACAGGTTACTGCGATTAACGATGCAATTAGAACTAATTTCTTCATGGTGTAGCTGTCGGAGTTGACGTATGGGTTGAAAAAGGATATGCCGCGTCCTCGCATCCTTCGGCAATAGCCTCTAGATATTGAGCTGCCAGTTTCGGGTTTCCTTTAAGGTTAGAGTATAGACCAGCGTAGATGGACTGGATGGATGTCCCCAGGGACGCCCATTGACCTATGTTGGTGTTCTTTGTGAACAAGGCTACGGTAGCGTTAATTTCATCAGGAGTTGGAACTGTTCCGCTTGCGAATGATCGCAGGCCGTGAGCAATTCCATAGATGTAATTAGCTACCTTGTTCTGGTCTGCTGGCTTAATCCCGAATGTCAGGGTTGCGTTGCAAACTATTGTCGCTGCAATCTTGGCATTTGCCGGAGTTGCGTATCCGCCGTTTTGAAGCGTAGAGCAACTTAATAGTGGGATGGCTAATGCGAGTGTAAGTATGGGTTTTAGTTTCATGTTTTATCGTTGAGCAAATGGCATTAGTGCCAGGATTATTACTGCTATTGGAAGCAGAATAGGTAATCGCTGCGGCCATATCATGCTGCTAACGGCAAGCCCTATTACTGCTATGGTTAAGAATGCGGATACACTCATGGTTGTTGTCCTTCTGTTGTTACCGGAACTGGTGATTCCGGTTTATTAACTATCTCTGTTTTAATTGGGTCTGGAGTAACGGTAGTAGTTTGGCTAGGACTTGTTTTAACCAGCATAGAGACAAGACTTCCTATTAATGCAGCCGTAATCTGGGCTAATTCGGATGGAATCTTTTTCTCCGAATACGATAATACGCATACCTCAACTACGCACAAAAACGCCGATGCCGCAACAGTGCTTGTAATAACACTTATGGTTGATTTGTTGTCGTTCATTTTTTAGACGGAGGAGATGTCGGCATTGCCGTAGCAAGAGAAGGATCGGTTGTATAAGTTGAAACGACCCACCCCGGAGTGGTATTCCATCCCGCGTATCCGGTATTAAATCCTTTGTTGTACGTCCATGTTAGTGGGTACTGTTGTGGCCCGGTAACGTTTGTTATATCATCAGATAGTTGTCCGTGAAAAGTTTGCTTACTTCCCTCTGATACTGCTAAGGGTTTATTAATCCCCATCGGGAAGAATCCTCCCCCGGTTGGCATATATCCCCCTGTACCTCCACCGAACGGGTCGAACCCTGCCGTTGCCGGATTTAATTGTCCCCCGTATTTACTAGGATCGGAGTTCATGTACGAAAACTGAGGCCCGACTCCTGAAGTTGAAAACGGCCCAGCTTGAGCGAATACGCCTGTTTCCTGTCCGGCCTGCATACCGGCAGGCAGAGGATCGGGACTAGGCCAACTTGCAGGAAGTTGTGTTCCGTCTTGATTAACTGCCGTTCCCGTAGAACCACTAGCCGTAACACCCTCAAAAGGATTGGTTAAAGTCCCTGGGTCTCCACTAGCTGAGACTCCCGCAAATGGATCGGGTAATGATCCAGGTTCTGAAAATGGAGGAACCGTTGAATCCGGTAACCCTGAAAAAATATCTCCCGGTGAACCCTGAGAGAAATCTTGCTGTGAAACAAACGGTTGCTGAGTAGTACCGGCGAATCCAGATGCTTGCACCCCGGCAAACGGATCATAAGGAGGAGCGTATCCTCCTGCTTGTGGGTACCATCCCCAATCAGGCAGCCCGCTTGCAAACGTCATGTAACCTCCGGTGTTAGCAGTAGGAGATTGGCCGTATAAATAATTGTACCACCCTCCCGGTACGGTAGCCGATGTAGAAGGCTGCGGGAATGGCTGGAATCCAGAATTAGAAGGTATTGGGGTTGGTTCTGCGAAAGCCATTTTAAGTTCCTTGCATCGAACGTAACCACATTAAATACCCCGCCCATCCCGGCATCTGAGATGGTACGAACCCGGGATGATTCCCTGGCATAATCGGAGGTACTCTGCCGGGTACAAATCCGGGTTGACCACCGGGCATTGCAGGCGGTGGGTGCATTTGACCTAAACCACTACCCGGCCCGAACGTTCCCATAGTTGAATTACCCATTGGTTGAGGAGGGATAGGTTGTAACCCTGGAGGCATCGGTCGATTTGGTTGGGTAGAGTTCATAATCCTAAGTGCCTAATTATCTGGGATATGATTACTCTGAAAGTAAGTTTACCATATGCCTCAAGTTTGTTTTTCCTAGTCAAGCTAAGTACCTTTTGTAGAGTTCCATCAAATTGCTCGATCTTACTATCAATCTCATCCAATCTAAATTGCACCCGTATATGTTCTCTACTGGATAGATGGTTGGCGTCACGGTATTCCTCTAGTTTCTTCTTCTCCCGTAATTGTTTCTTTAGTTGGTGAACAATTTTCGATAGTTGAAACGGGTCGCCCAGCCTCATAATTCGCACCGTAACCATAGATAGCGGAATCAAGGTAGCCAATATCAGGATTGCTCTCGCTACCGTAAAACTCGTTACCGGCTCGTAGAGCATCGTGTAAGCGCGACAACCTAAAAACACCGAGTACACCAGAAAAAAAGTCCTCGTCAACAAACGGTATGTATTCCATCTCTCGATTAGTAGATACAAAACCGTCAGGGCGAATATTGTGTAACACGTTGCTGTGGCAATCCCTATCCATATCATTTACCTAAATCTTTCACTGTTATCAAAATGTTGAGTTATTAGGTGTAAAATACCTTTAATCGTAACTCCATCAAACGGGTTTGGTCGTATCGAGGCGGGGCAAGTAGCAAGTCCGACTATAGAAAGTAAAATCATAAGCTTCATGGTCTGGGAGGCTTCATTTAAAAAGTAGCCGGATAAACAATTCCACTACCGCAATTAAAACTCCCGATGCCATAAGTCCTGTAACAAAGTATCCCTTGGCTACGTCCTTTGTTAAATAGAGCTTGTCTTTGTCACTCATCGCAGCCCGCCATTCGTTAGCGTTTTGCCTCCATTTTTCTGCTATGTTTTCGGCTTTCTCTACTGCGCGTTCGGCTGACGATAAAGCTGCGTTCACGGCGTCTTTTTGAGCGTTGGAAAGTTGGCTATATCTGGCATCCCGCTCATCCATTACAGAGCGGATGTGCTCGTGTAGGGTGTCAACGCTCCAACCTGACACATTTGTTTTAGTTTCACCTGCTGGCATAAATCATATCCCAATCGTTCTCCCTGTTTCATAAAAAGTACCGGAATAAGCTACAAAAGAAATAACTGAGTTTTTGCTAACTACTCCGGTAGCTATTCCGTTGCCTAAAAGTCCTGTTCCTAGGGTCAATACTCGTGGTAAAACTCCATCGTTAGCGATAATCAAAACCAATCTTTGCCCATCGGGAGGAGTTCCACTTACTGAAATCGTTGTGGCTTGTGCTGCCGTCCATGTAGCAATGTGTGTAGCAACGGTTGGATCAATCGTAACCGGTACTCCCGAACCGGGGGTTGGAGTTAAAACTTTACATCCAGCTATGTCAGCCATGATTCCTCCATCACAAGTTCTCCGCTCAGTTGCTCAACCAAATGAACCAGCTTTTCCATGTCCACCTTAATTCTGCGTCCGGTGCGTTCGTTCTCGGAATAGAAAATCCATTTGTCCGTACCATTCTGGTGGGGGCTTATGAGAGTTTCGTTACCGCTGGAATCTTGCACGTACTGTTCTCCCGATTTTTGATAAAAGGCTGTGGTGTTTGCGGCCAGAGTTGGTTTGGACGTATTGTTTGCGTAAACTTCAACTGCCGTGTTGTTGGCAGAAGGAAATGCTGCGCCTCCAATACTCATTGAGGTTCCAACCGAAACGCTAGCAATAAACGTAGCCATATCGGTTGTAGGAGCGATTGATAACGCCAACGCGCCAGAAATGTTGTCGTAGATAAAGAAATTCTTCGTTCCATTCCCTGACGAATCAATCCCAATATCCCATTTTTCAACGGAGTTAGCCCCAAACATGATCGAGGCTTGAGTGTTCGCATTCGTTCCGAACAATTTAAGTTGAGGAAGTGTAGTGCCTGTAAGATTTAGGGTTGTTCCGGTAGCCTGACCCAATACAGGGGAAGCGAAAGATGGAGTATTATGGAAAACAATATTTCCCGTTCCAGTTGCCCCGGTAGATGTTACTCCTTCAATCGTAGCATGACCTGCACTTGTCACCTTGAATGGATTGCTCGTTCCAACTCGTAAACTATCCGCTCCCAACGCCCATTTGTTTGTAAAAGTAACGTTCGTTCCAGCTACCGGCTCACTGGCGTAGAGACTCATGTAGTCGGTGAACGTGGTCGCGCTTGAGGCCGCAATCGTATTCCCGCCTAGCTTGTTCGTGTAGGCCGCTGCGACCGTTCCACTCGAAGTAGTATCAGTTAGCGTTCCTGAAATGCCTTTTAGCCGAACACCGTTGGTCGTCCACGCCGCAACACTTTGGTTGCCGGATAAGATTAGTGCCGCACCGGAAATGGTTTGGTCAGCGGTGAAGGATTGCGCGGTATCAAGCCATGCCAGCCCACTCTGGGCTGATTTTAGGTTTGTTTCGGTAGGCGTTACAAGCCACGTACCAACTCCGCCTCCTAAGTTACTCAACCCTGCCACGGGAAGCCCGGTACAATTAGTAAGAGTTCCTGATGTTGGAGTCCCTAGTAATGGAGTAACTAATGTTGGAGAAGTATCCATTACAAACTTGGTTCCGGTACCTGTCTGAGATGCTATTGAGGTTGCGTTACCAACGCTGGTAATAGGCCCAGTTAAATTGGCATTTGTAGTAACATTTCCCGCGGTTAATCCTGATGCTGTTCCCGTTAAATTGGTTGCAACTCCTGAGGCAGGTGTTCCAAGAATAGGAGCAATAAAAGTTGGGCCATTATTAAATACTGCTAGTCCAGTACCAGTTTCATCACTGATAACCCCTGCTAATTGCGAGCTAGTTGTAGAAGCAAATTGTGACAACGGATTTGCCGTTAGCGCATCTCCTCCACCTGTTCCCGCTCCTATCGCAGTACGGAACGCAGACGCACTTAACGCTGTAACTGAATTGTCAGCATTGATCCTTGTAAACGTTATCGCACTTGGGTTTGTAAGTTTGAAAAACGCATCCCCAACCGTTGTAGCCCCTAAATCGGTATCCGTTACCGTAACATTACTGGATAGAGCATGACCGTTAACTGTGGTTGACGTAGGTACCGAGCCAATAGCTGATGGCGTAATAGTAACGTCTGCTGCTGCTGTGAGCCTCCCCTGCGCGTCCACGGTAAAGGAGGGCGACTTGTTGGCTGCTCCATAGCTTGCTGCAGTTACAGCCGTGTTTGCGAGCGCGGGAGCGGCATCTGAGCGCATGAATGTGGCCGCAGACCCATTTACCACGCTTCCGCTTACCGTTGCGGTAGGATTAGCCCCACTTACCCCGGCAGGTATTGAGAAGAAGCCTTTTGTACCACCACTATCTGTCCCGTAGTATTTGGTATTACCCGGTGAAGCAGAATCGCCGTTAAGGGTAATTGTGTTTACGCTTCTACTTAGACTTTGGGAAAATGTTAGAGCTGATTCTTTAGAGTTAAACGTTGACCAATCAGCCTGTTTCAAATATCCGTCATGCGTAGCATCGGAGGCCTGCGTAGCGTAGGCAGGTTTGTTTTGAACGTTCGCCCAGTCTGGGTCTTGATCTGCCGCGACCCAGCTAAAATCAAAGTCGGTGTTACTCTTTTTTGCCAGATGTTGCCCGGTAGTGCCGCCTATCGGAACCCCTACCCCTGATGGCCCCATTTTATCAATGACTACATCCCTGATAATAGGGTCGGGGAATATTACATCTATTTCTACGTCAGGCATTTGTGACTGTGTTTAAGACTGTGATTGTTCCTGAGATATACGGCCCTAGTTTTTCCCCGGTAGGTTTCTGAAACAGCATATCCCACTGTTGTTGTCCCAAGGTAAACGTCGCTGTCTCGGTAGAGTCCAAGGAAATTGTTACCTGTCCTGCGGTTGGGTTAGTTATGGTTGGCCCTAGATCAATCAATTTTCCGGTTCCATTTCTTGATTTAGCGAATACCTGCCACCCATTTAGGTTAATAGCCGCCCCGGTTCCGTCCTTAACGTTAAATATAATTGGGTCAAGAGTTATCCCCTTGTAAACCGTAATGTCTAAGGAACCTGGAGTCATTCACTCTTTCGGTGGTTCTAGCTGACTAATCCAATAATCACAGTCCTGAATAGCTCCCTCAAATAATGCTATCCTGAATTGCGAATTATTTAGATCAGCCTGCGCCTGTTGTTTTTGGTTAACGTACTCGGTACGCTTTGCTTCTAATTGTTCCTTGGTTAGTTCCATAATCTGTCCTCTCTGTCCTACCCCCTAAGTTTTAACCCAAGGGGTAGGAAGTGAGAAGTCAGATTGATTTAGTGAACACTGGTTCGTAAACCGGGTCGTAGCAGCTATTACGTAGCTGACGAAGCGGAGGACAAACTTTGTGCATTACTGCCCAGCCTAGATAGGTTAATCCAGGCTCGCTCGCAGAAGCGAAAATCGCGTCCAAGAAAATCTTGGTACCACGCGGGTTGCACTCCTTGTGAGGAATACGCAGGATTTGGAAGTCTCCCGTGTATTTGACAGGGTTGAATTTGAATTTACCCAACTGACTGATTGGGCGTTTTACCAGTTGTCGGAACACTTTCTTAATGTGAACGACACTGATTTGATACTGCGCATAAAGATACGCCGGATTTCGATCCTGCTTATACCCCTTGGTCGCAGTTAATTGTGGCGGCAGATATGGAGGCACCCGCACATACGGGTTCCCAGCTCCACCGGGCTGATTGTAGCGTTCGCAGAATCGGTCGTAAACGAAACGATATCCGTTCCAGCTCCACACCGCACCCAGAGGGCGAAGCAGGATGTCTGGTTCAGCAAATCGGAAGTCTTGCCGCAAACTCGGGTCTTGACGAATCAAGCTCCGGCCCGTGACATCATCGGTGTACAGGTCGTAAACCGGACGCCCGCTGTCTTTTTCGTTTCCGCTTGCCCCTTCAACGCTAGCCCCGTCCATTTCGAGTCTGGTATAAATCTGCTCCAGAGTGCCCACGGTTAGAGTTGATGTCGGAGGGTTATTGATATCGAACGACGTAGCTTCAATATCGAAGCCGTTAATCGCGTTTTCAGTTACCTTGTGGTCGCTTAAACGGATGTATTCGTGTCGATCCCGATCTTCCCACACGTACCCAGTACCCCATTCCAGGTTGGACATGAGGGCGCTAATCATCTGTTCGATTTCATAGTCGCTTCTCAAATCTTCAACACAGAACTCAGGAGTTTGAAGGTTACGCGCTTGAACGTTATACGGTCTGCTTGTCTGCCCCCACTGTTGGACTTCGGGAGTAGGCAAACAGGCGTCGTTTGATCCCCCATCACTGAACACTTCGTCCACCCAACTGGTATCGGTTCCGCCTGCGGTTCCACCAGTAGTAGGTACGGTGCGCTCAAAGATGATGTTATTGAGGATTTTCCCCATGCCGTCTTTCCATTCGCCACGGGGAGTCCCAGCTAGCCACGGGCCAGAGGGAGCGAGTTTTCGGTAGAGTTCTCCGCTAAACCGGCCCGACTCTGCGATAAACCCGTTGGTAATTGGTGTGCATACTGCTGCTTCACCCATATAGTTACCTCGTCTTTTCTTCTAAAAAGTTTAACGAATGAAGTTCCGTTATCTAAATAACGGCATCCGTTCTCACCCCCGGAAGGCTCACAAGGTAACTACGCGCCTTCTTCGATTTCGGCTATGGAGCTTAAGCTCTTTCGATTATTTTGGTTATCGCCTACGGATTGACGGGTTACACTAAGTTGATAGTGCTGTCAACAATTTTTATTTAACCTAGCTCCTGCGATCTTTTTATAGATGCTTTAATAGCATCAGCTAGCGGTAGTTCTTCGTCAGTTTCTTCCGACTTACTAACTGTTTTACGAGAAGTACTACCACCTAATCCCGGCTCTGCATCTTCGTAGTCGGCTAGTCTTTTAAGTAAAGCCTGATTTTGCTTGTGCTTATCTTGTAGTAATCCCCAAACTAGAGGGAATCCAGCCGCCATCTTAGCTGCGATAGCCATTTCCTTCCGATCTTCGGTACGTAACATGATGTGCTCGGCTGCGCTATCAATCTTGTCTTGAGCAGCGTTAAATTCCGCAAACTTGGGATCGTTGGAGCGCTTGAATATCCCGATTTTGAACTTGTCGCTAAGAATCGTGCTGGCCTCGGTTAAATCCTGCTTGGTATTGGCCTCTAGCTCTTGAAACGCCTTGCTTCGGTTGATCTGATCGTTGGCTTGAAGCTGTTTATTAACGTTGGCGGCGTTTCGTAGAACCTGTTCCTTCTCGGAGTCGATTCTATCTATCCCCGTTACGGCGCTCTCAAGTTTGTTGCTTAGAATCTTGGAACTTACCTCCCCCAGTAACTCGTCCAGCTTATCCACCCTAGCTTTTCCCTTCAATTCCAGGGCTGACTCGATTAACGTAGGGTCTCCACCGGCATCTTTGAATGCAGACTTGGCTTGTTCGAGTAATTGTTGGCGTGGAACCACGTATCTGTCCTGAAACTGGGGGTGCTCCTGTAGCATGGCCTTCTGAACCAAGGCATCTGCCGACTGAAGTTGTTTTTCTAAGGTCTCGATCCTTACTTTGGCATCCGGGTCTCCAGCTTTAGCCTTCTCCTCAGCGGCAACCCTGGCCTCGCGTTCTTTTTTAGCCTCTTTTACGGCCTCGATACGTTTAGCGTCCAAATCAGCCCATTGTTTCCTATTGGATTCACTCTTGATGTTGTCGGGAATCGGGGTCGGAGTGGGTTCTTCTGGGGTTTCTTCCTTTTTTGCTTCCGGTAGGTCGGTAAACACGCTATCGGGGAGAAATTCCTTTGTTTCTTCCTTGGTTTTCTCCTGTTTAGCCTTGGGTTCAGGAGCTTTTTTCTCTACCTTTGGCTCAACCTTCTCTGGTTTTTCCTCGGTTACCTCGGGCTTTTCAGTTTTCTCCTCTGGTTCTGGGAACATGTTATCCCAAATCTCTTCGATTGGCGCTCCAAAGGGTTTTTCTTCGGTTGATGTTTCGATTACTGCTGTTTCCTCGGCCATATTTATTTCTCTTTCGCTGTCGCTCCCCAATTTCGTCTTAGTGTTTGTTCTTGTGTTTGTTTTAATCTACCCATTTCCTTTAACTTGTTGTAGAAAAACGAGTATCCCCTGATAAATCCTAGCCTGAACGATTCGGATTCCTTATCAATCTCAGACACTCCCCCGTAGATTGGAGAAGATTCGTCCATTGCTTCCATAACCAGTTTAACAATCTCGTCTTTAGCAAGTGCATCACGCCAGCTTTTAATCAAATCTTCGTCTTGTAGAAATTCCGTAGTGGTCATGCGTGATTCATGGTTTCAAATCGTTTAAGGATCATGTCGTGAGCGGTTGTTTTATCTTTTCTAGCAACATCAAACTCCATCTTCTTATCTTTCCTAGCCTCATCGAGCTTCATTTTTGTTTCCTTAGTTTTAGCTTCCAGCATAACTTTCAGTAGTCCTTCCATCATCTTAGGATCGACTTTGGGTTGAGCCTTCTGGTTGGATTTCTGGGCTTTCTCCACTTGTTTTTTAAGTTGATCGGTGATTTTACCCAAACTCATCTGGACTTTGGTTAGCCGCTTATATTCGTTCTTTAGCGTTGGGTCGCCTTTAATAGCTTCCAAGTGCTGATGGTCGTGCGGGCCTGCGTTATCAAGTCTCGTTATTAATGACGCGGGATCACCTTGGCCGGATGAGAGTTGTTGAACCCTATTAGTTAAATCTCCAAAATGAGTCTGCAAATGTACCATCGGATTATCTTCCGGGATAACGTCGATCTTGGAACCGGGTAGCCCGAACATGATATTCTCCATCTCGGCTTTTTGAGCCTGACCACTAGGAACGCCCAAGTCCTCAAACTTCTTCCAGAACCTATCAACCTGAGATTGGCCTACTAAATTTCCGCCAATCATACGAAGTAGATTCTGTCTCCCCTCGGCATCCATCGTCCCCATTAGTTGAGCAAGTCTATCAGCTACCACCTGTTGATTTTGAGGGCTACCATATCCAACGTTACGGACTGCTTTAACCGAGCAAACGTTTTCAAACTTTAACGCTTCTTCGGGGACGTTATCTTCCTCGATTAACTTCTTACGCATCGCTATCGCTTCTTCCCCGCCAGCGTCCTTTTCAGAAATGTTAGGGTCTAACATTCTTCGCAAAATCTCCTGATGCATGTCGTCTTGATGATGATAATCCCGGTCGTATGCGCCTCTTGTTAAAGTAGTTTGGGCGGTAACTTCTAGTTGTTGCTGGCCGAGGGTAGGAGCTGGAGTCTCGTCCACTCTCTGACGGTACTGACCGACGTTACCTTCAAGGGTGTTATTTAAAAGCTGCTTGACACTCATCGGGCCGTCTAATTGAGCCCGCATCTGAGTCTGTAACGCTTCCCAATCGGGAGGGATAAAGTTTATTCCTGAAGCTCTAACAATGGGAGTTTGCTGGATTTTCTCCATCGCTTGTCCGGTCTTGGCTTGTAGCGAAATACCGCAGCTTGCCATCGCCCCGTTTATCAGCGTACACATGAAACGGTTGGATAGATCGCGGAAATCAAAAATCTTAGGCCCCAATCCTTTTACCGAGTACCACATCCCATCAGGGCCAACATCGAAAAAGAACGGGTTAATAATCTGGTGGAACGATTCGTACATCCCTACCTTTTGAAATAGGAAATCATCCTCTCCCTCGTACCCATCTTCCTGATCTGGGGTGGTATCCAGAACAATGCTCTGGGTAATTTTACCATCGAACTCTTTCATCAGATGGATTTTGTAGTAGATGCGAGCGGCTTTGTTTCCCCAGATACAATCACCCCTTCGTAACGATGCTTCGTACTGAGTCCAAGCATGATGGTAGGAATCTTTTAAGGAATGCGGAGCGGCTTTGATAATAGCGTGCTTGGCTAGTTTTACGTTCCATCCACTCTTTTCGGAAACGTCTTTACTAATCTTTTTGTAGAGTTGAACCGGATCGTAATGACCTGCGATAACCATTTCTTCCAGTAAATCGAGGTCGCACATCGCGTTATCCGAAACCCACACCGAGTCATCCCGCTTGGAGATAAAATGCCATCCACGCTTGGAATCCCACATGATCGGCCCCCGACCGTGGACTACCTTCTGATAGTTGGATAGCTGAACGTTATACTTGTACCCCTTCCATCCCCACAAAGTATCCGAATAACGTTGCGATAGTTTTTCGCTCCACTCGAAATTCTTTTGTTTATTGTCCCCGTAATACAGTTCGATGTTGGCAGCTCTTGGTACTCCGAAGAATAGCTCGTAATAAGGGGTGGTAGCAGCCGCTACGTCGCCCTCGGCCTCACGGAAATTGATATTAGCATCGTCCCCCCGTCCTGCCCTATCCATCTTCTCCTGATCGTACGGGCTAAGTCCGTCAATCAACTCTTGCACCATCGCCCGGTTACGGGAACGGGTGGAATCGCCTTCGCGTAACTCTTGAATCCTATCCCTTACTCCGGAAATCTTACTGACTCGGCTATCGGGAGGCAGCAGTGTTTCCTTATCAAGGCTTAGGATGTCGTCTAACATTACGGAAGAATTATTCGGGAAGGTTCCTTTGGTTCTACGTTTTTACGTTTAGCGTCCTTTTGCAGTAACTCTGTTCGGATGTGTTTAAGTAGAACCCCAAGGTTATTTGAAGCGGGAGAGAATCCTTTGTTGTCTTGAACCGAATGGACTTGGGCAAAGTAAAACTTCGCATCGTTCTCGTACCCTATAACTATTTGGTACAATTCGGTAAGATCGTACTCGCGTTCACCATTCTTCTTGTTTAGGCCGGTGACTCGGTTTTGTATGTCGGACTCTGACGGTTCTTCCAGCAAAATGAAATTGGGTATTGAGACTGACGGGATTCGCTATCATTGATTTCTAGCATTGTCAACGGAAACCACACCTGGGAAGAATTTACACAATGACAAACTCCACAATTTAATAGTTGAGAATCAGACGAAGTTTTATGTTCCCCTTTAGTCTCAGTTACCATCTTAGCTATAGTTTGGCATACTCCACCGCAGCCCTGAACTCGAATGTTTAGATGACATCCACGGCAAATAATAGCCCTTCGTTCTGCTTCTTCCTGGGATACGAACGGTTTTCCCTGCTTGCTCCATTCCAAATAAATTTTAGCAACATCCATAATATCTCCCCAGCTAAGCCTTGTATTTACCCACTGCGGGTCGCCGGTTTGATAGGTGCATAAATCAGGAGGTAGTCGGGAACAAAGTTGGGCCTGCATCTGTTCAAATAAATCATCGGGAATAGGAAGCCCGTTCGCTCTCCTATGTTCCTTTGCTTTTTCCACCCACGTATAAGGATCAGTGGCTTCGGTTTTATGTCCGGTTTCAGGATGAGTGTACGTGAACCCATCAGGAGGACATTCTTTTAAAGTTTTAAGCGTTTGCATACCGGCTCAACGGCACCATTTCCTTAGCCCAACTCTGCCAGTTTTCGCTTCTAGTTCTACCTGAAATTACGGTTGCGGACGGCAAATATCCTCTGCGCAAACACAATTCCTGCATAACTGCAAAGCAATCTGAGAAATCTGGAGAACCTCCGATCAAATCGTGCATCTCTTTTTTGCTCTGGACTATGGAGCGAGGTGCGTATCTTTCGTAATCAATTTTACGTTGGCAAAATTCCTTAGCCGTCTGCACATCAAGTCCTCTAATCTGATTTCTTTCAACAGCTACTCTAACCTGCAACCATAGTTGAGTAACTTTGTTTACAACCTCCTGCGCCCAAGTCCTAGGATTGATGTCGCTTACTGTTCGGTCTTTATCCGGGTACCCGCCAAATTCAACTTCAACAATATCCTCGCTCCATTCCCGCTTAAAAATAGCCGATACTCCTCCACCTTCTCCTGAAGAATCCATAGCAAAGTTTTCTGGATCAACCCCTCTAGACTTACATTCCTCCCTAGTTTGACGAGCGATTTGGTAATGGATTGGTTCCTTGGAAGTGATATCAACTTTCAAACAAATAATTTCAGTAGGGCAAAGAACCCGATGATGAATATGAACTCCGTCAACTTCGCTATCGCATAACCCAACTTTTCCAAATCGTAATACCCTACGGTTTCCTCCCTCAAATGCAGGGTCTAAGGCAGCAACGAGTATTGGTTCATTAACCCACACTGGGTTATCTCTGGCATGGAATTTGTCCAACATTGAAGCCGTAAGAACAGTTTTGGTTAATCCTTCAGGAGGCCAGAACCCTCTACGCTCCTGCCAGTATCTAGGAGAATTTTCTCCGTATTGTTCTTTAGCTTTATCTAAATCCGACTGAGAAATCATTCCCGGATACTTCTGATATCCAAGAATTACGTTAGGCGCTTTGTGTCCATCAAGATGAATGCAAACGCCCCCTCGTTTAGTTTTCCATTTCTCGCTTTCAACGGTGACCGAATCCCATCCAGCCGCAGGTTCGGACAAAAGACCGTGTTGATCGAATTGGGAATTTGCGTTCCCTAGCATAATAAGAAGAAACTTCTGGCAACCCGTTCTTAGGTTGATACAGGCATCGACAACCGCTTGTAGTGCTCCCGGGCCTTCATCAATCCCAACAATAACCTTTGGCGCGTGACGACCCTTAATTTGTTCGATTACATCTTCGGTATCTCCCTGCTTAACGGCGACCCCAAAAATACCTTTGTCATCCTCTCCCTTAATGGTTTGAATCTTGGGCTTCGGATGTTGGACAACGTTTCCAAATCCGCATTGGCTTGTACGATAAAACTTGTGAACATCTTTCCATAAAAGCTCCCGTAATGACCCAAGGTTGGTAGAACTAATAGGACATTTTGTTTGTAACGGGTCAGCCATCCACGCGGCATTAATAAAACACGCTACGCAGGTGGATTTCCATGAAGCAGACGGGCCGGTAAACACAATCTCGCCACATCCATGATAAGCCGAAATTAACTCATCCATCATCATTTCTGACCAGTCGTTCCAGATTAAAAGTGGTTTATCGTATCTGTTCCATATCAGATCGATGGCGCGGTGGAGATGTTCGTATGCTCCAAGGAATCCGGTTGCTCTGTGAAGGCTTGGTACTTCCGTGGGATGCACATCGAATGCCATCCACAACTCGATGTCGGCTTCTGTGCAACCGTCAGCAAAAGTTACCCCGTATTTTTGGATCATCCTTGCAAACTCGTTAGACTTGTGCTAGGAAGCGCACGTTGCAACCAAGCACAATAGACGCTTCCTAGCAATGCGATTGTTCTATTTCGAGAAGCGGGAGCTGATTAAAAAGTGGGAGTAACGCGCTGTCCACCACGAGGATATGTCGGATAAATTCGAGGATGACGGTAAAGAAGCCGAATCCGATATCGCCCAAGCAATAGCCGATACCTTTAGGCTATGTGCGTACGAATTAAAGAAACTATGAGTGCCAAATACATTGTTGCAATTTCTGATACTCACTGCGGATCGACATTGGGGTTATCGGTTAAACATCTTTTGGATGACGGAGGTACCTACACCCCTTCCCCTCTCCAAAATAAACTGTGGGAACATTGGAAAGATTTCTGGAAATGGACGTATCGGATCATAGGTAACGAACCATTCATTTTGGTTCACAACGGAGACATAGTTGATGGAGTACATCATAGGACGACGACATTATCTTCTCATAATCTCACTATCCAATCCCGGTTGGCGGCTGAAATCTTAGAACCCCATATCTCAAGGGCTTTAGCGTATTATCAGATTAGGGGAACAGAAGCCCACGCCGGGCAATCGGCTCAAGAAGAAGAAGCGTTAGCGTGTGTGCTTGGAGCGGTACGAGATAAGAAATCAGGTCAGTATGCAAGGTGGGAATTGTGGATGGAGTTTGGTAATGAATTACTACATTTTTCCCATCATATAGGTTCAACAACAAGTACCGCCTACGAGTCCAGCGCCCCAATGAGGGAGCTAGTAGCTGCGTTTGTTGAGGCCGGGCAGTTCCGTCAACGCCCACCAGATATGATTATCCGCTCTCATCGTCATAGGTACACCGAAGTTAAAACTCCGAATGGTAGAATTATCGTAACCCCCGGGTGGCAGTTGCGGACACCCTTCGTTTTTAAAATAGATCGCATGCGCGCTCCGATGTTGGGAGGAATTGTGATCGGTAGAGGAGATGAGGGGGTGTACGTCAGGGAAAGAATTTACACGTTAGAACGCGGTGAAGTTGTAAAGGTATGAGTCTCCCTAAAATTAGCATGACTGAATGGCTGGAGGCTGAACGAGCGTCTACCAAGGATCGGTTTGAACCTCAACCAAAAGGTTCGTTGACTGTTGAGCAATACGCCAAGGCAAGAGTGTTATCCTATAGTCGGGCGCAAACGGTGTTAAGCTTGCTGTGCCATACTGGCCATGCCAGCAGGAAAAGATGGTACGATGGGAGAAGCGGGACAAGGATGGTGTATTGGCTTAAACCTAAAAAAGAGTGGCCGAAAAAATGAGCACCCGGTACGACCAAATGATTGACGGGGATTGGCATCCCTTAAAGCGTAAGAATCAGCGTACTCAATGCTGTGCCTGCGGTTTAACTCACGTCGAAGAATACCGAGTTAGGAACGGTGTGATAGAGTGCCGGGTATGGGTTGATAGCAAAGCTACATATTGCCGCAGGAAACGTATGGGGATTAAGATTGTTCGTCGGAAGTAGATTCTGCTTCTTTCCTATTCTGAAGATAATCGTTAATAGAGATTGAGAGCCGTTCCACTCCTTCAACCGAGCAGCCTTCCAGCCAGCTTAGGATCGCGTCCTCAGCTGCTCCAAACCCCAGTCCGTCCTGGATTGAGCGCAACATTCGGGTAGCGGCGCAGTCTAGGACTATTTTTGCTTCTTCGGTTTTCTCTTGGAGCGCGTGCATGTTTAACTCACTTTGGAGACAGGCGGAGCTTCTTTTACAGCTCGTTTAAGTTCGCGTTGAATCCATACGCGATCAGGCCACGGAACACAGGAATGCATTGAGCCTAGAAATGGTTTGTTAATTCTAACAACTGTAGAACAATCAGGGCAAATCCCGTAGTGATGATGCCCTCTCCACCAAGTATGTTCCAAACACCAACTATAAAAATCCTGAGACATCGGCATTGTCTTTGGATCATAAGTTTCGGCAGTAACTCCAGGCGGATAGGTTTTCATGTATAGGGCTCTTGAGACCTTTTTACCAAGGTTACGAATCCGAATGTTCTGATTCTGTCGGTGGTTAATATGTCACCGTCGTACCAGTGCCAAACTTGGTATCCGTCCTTCAAGCACTGTGACATTTCTAGGTTAATACGGTCAGCTTCTCGATTGAACATTGAAACAATATCATGGCCTGTCTCCCGGCTTAAAGCGGAGTGTGTGGTGTCGTGAGATAACCCTACTTTTGTGGACATGATTTCTCCTTAAAAGCTTGGAGTTGTTGAAGTTGATACTCTACCGTAGTCGCAACTGGTCGATGGTCGAGGGGGTTGGTATTTCACCAACTGCGGCAGGTACTGTTGGCCTATCGTTTTCCTGCTCCGGCTGTCCGGTACAGACAGTTGATTCTGCATCCCCTCGCATTTCTTTTCGTTTGTTCCTGCGTCGCAAATTATGTAGCACTCGATTCTTGGATATCCACTTTCTCTGTCTTTCCACATTGCTCATCGCCATCGTTATACGTTGTTATACCGTTCGTTATACATCGTTATACTAACGTGTCAAGAACTGATTTTAGGGCGGCCTGTCCCCAGAGCGTTGCATGCCCAACGGCGTCAAGAGAAAACGAAAATACGAGGGAGTTTTCAAAACCACTCCCCAGGGGTGTTTTGCAGGGATAGTTTTGAGCTGGTAGGCGATCTACGCTGAGGGTAGAAATAAAGGATAGTTTTACGGAGGAGGTTATACGCCATCCACCATTGCAAAAAGAGAGCCTACCATGCCACCGCACCCGTCACCCGATCCTAGGAATAAAGCATTCATTCTGTTAGGGTTACGCTGCAAGCGTGGCAGCTGCTAGCCCCTGAGCGTACAGGCAACGCGCTAGGATGACCGTAGATTGGCGATCTCCTTGTCGATGATACAATCACCCTGCCGTTCAATCACAACGCCGTGTAGCCTGTCCTACGGCGTCGGTTAACCCTACTCCTTCGGCTGAACAGCTATCACGGTCTGCTGCGAGTACACCTTCAGCCCTCCCATAACCCCCGATCCTTGCTCAGCCTCCTGCCAGTTGTGCAACATAGAAGCTGAGTTGACTGCTGCTTTTACCTTGTCTGCTCCGGTGAATAGGATCGGTTCGGGCATCGTTTCGATGTGTTTTGCCAGGCGGCGTACACCTTTACTCAGGCTGAGTTTGGTTTCCTTCGAGTCATCTTCGAGTAAGCTTTTCAGAGCATCTGAGGGTTTGATTGCAGGTTGATTGCGCTCCGGGCCATTAGGTTTTGCTGGTGCAATTTGCCAGTTATCGCGCTTACTCCAGCTTATGACGGTGTTCTCGTTTAGGTTTAACCTACGAGCTGCTTCGCGAACCCCTACAGCGATTGCAAGAGTCTTTACTGCTTCGCGGTCTGCTTTCATTTGCGCTTCGCGCTAAGTGATAACGTTGAGTGCCCATTAAGTCAAACGGACAGGCAGCGCGATTTGACAGCGGAAGCGGATTCGATATATTATTATGTATATGTTGAATGAACACGCGCAAGCGTTAGGACGCTTGAATCGAGGCGTTAAGAAAACAATGAGTAAAGCTGCAATGAAACAACGAAAAAACGCCGCAAAACAACCGCGCAAAGCTAAAAAACAAAGATTTTTGACCTCCGCAAGCTACTAATAATCAACCTATTACAAACAATCGTATTTAGACCTAAAGATTTTCCTTGAACGGAATCGGTTTCGCTATAGTCTTACCTACATGAGCGAAAATATTAAGACAGAAGAAAAGGCCGGAGTGAGCCAGAAATCACGATACGCAAGTCTAATCGAAGCTTGCGAAATGGGCAGCGAGTCGGGCGCGGAAGAAGTCTTAAAACTCCTAAGGCAGCGTGACGACCTACTCGACGCGCTCAAGGGTTTGGCCGGTCAAATCCAACTCGGCAAGCTGAACATCCGAAAAGACTTTAGCCTAATAAACGCTCACGCCGTTGCGACAAAGGCAATCTACAAAGCTGAGGGCAAATAACATGAAAAAACACTGGAACGAGAAAGACTTCATTGAAACCGCTCGCGGCGAGTTTTCAGTGAAAGGCTATTGCGCAAAATGCTCCGGCGACATGCAGCGATTGAGTGACGGCGTTCTGCGCCACTACAATTCGCACCTCAACGTGAAGCGTTCGGTTGTACTAACCAAACTAACTCCAAGCCTAGTGACAACTACCACGCTTCCGCAACACGCTGTAACAAGTCCTTGGAAAGTAAGTGACGAGCTATTACGGCTGAGAGAAATTAACGCTGAACTACTTGAAGCATGCAAAGCCGTATACAACTCAATTAGGGACGACGGCGGAACAGATTTGTCAGTCGGAATCATTCGGCAGCTTACAGACGCAATTTCAAAAGCCGAGCAAACATCGGCCTTAGACTTGCCGCCACTAGACTTAGGTAAGCCCAAACGAGGCCACGATAAACCCGTGCAACTGGAATGACTAACGAATACCAGAAAGAAGATTTGCCGGAAGTTTACGAGCAACAGTCGAAATTTGCAGCTTGGTTTCTATCAGAGCTAACCGTTCCTGCCAAGCTTAGGCAAATCGCGCTTAACTCTGACAATCCAGACGAGTTTATCTGGAAAATCCAACAGGATTCGAACGCAAACGGCGACCTAATGAAAGAGCTTTACAAATGGGAACACTCTACGCCTGAAAACACAGAGCGTTTCAAACATGCTGGCTGGTTCGGGATAGCAAACGTGTTTTGGAGTGAACAACAGAAATGAGTGTTCTTAATACAATAGGGGTAGACACAGTTAAGATTGCCGAACAAATCCTTCAGATCGAGTACGGTAAAGTAGGGGACGACGTTCTTACAAAAAAGGAAAGGATTTGCGATCTCCTAGAAGAATTTGCAAAAAATCGCGTTCTTTCGGCGTTCAAGACAGGCCGCGACATGGCGCAGAGTATAGCCAAAGAACAAGAAAGGCTACGCCTTGCTTCACTAAACTATGAGGGACTAATTGAGGACAGCGAGATCGCTCGTATTGCCCGCGTAGAGAAAACTCTTAGGACTTTAATCGTTTGGCTGTCTCAAGTAGCCGGTTCGCCAATAAACCTTAACGAAGCTCACGATCTCCTAGACACTCTCGCAGGCTCTAAATCTGACCGGCCTGCTCACAAACTTGGCGACGTAGCTTGGGATATTCAGAAAGAGGATCACTTGTCTCCTGATAAGGCAAAACACGACGACGCACAATGAGAAAACAAAATATCTCCTACCGACACGCTTGTATAACCAAAACGGTTGTGATTATAAGCCTTTTATTTACAGTAGTTTATAACTTATTTTATCTATGAGCAACACGGACGACACAGTTCCTAGTCACGCGCGGAGACAGGCTAGGCTTCTGCACAATCAACAAATCCGAGAACGCAATCGAGCTAAATCTAAAAATCGTGCTTCATCACCTCACGGGAACGGCGGAACTAGAGTAATGTCGCCAACAGGCTTCGACATCAACAAGGAAGAAAATGATCTCCTAAATTTCATTAATGATAATCCTATTCTGCAATCGTGCTTATACGATATTGATATGATGCCAGAACAACTAATTAGGGGCAACATGCTGTTTCAGCAACGTACGGGGCGTAAATCAAAGGCATGGTGTGACATGTTAATTATCGCTTCACATTTTCGGGACGCATTAAGGAAACCATAAAATGAATCCGACAGGTTGGCACGAGTTGCATGGCTCTAAGGCGCGAAAAGCGAGAAATAAAATTAGACGAGCAAGAATGATCGCGCTTTTCGACCAACCACGATGGAGTTTTAGTCGCAAACCATTTCCCGCAAATTCCGGCAACGTGTTAAAAGAGAAAGCTAGATGAAAACTCTCATTTTCTTTCTAAGCGTGGCCTGCTTGCAAATAAGCAAAGCAGCGCCCAACGGCTCTGAGTGTCCCGAGGATTTTGGGAGTGAAACACAGACAGCCCAGGGCTTCGATCACACGCCTGGGACAGGCCTTGCTATCGACCAAAACGGCAATCAACTTTCAGAAAGGGGGGATGTGAAATGCCCGGACAAAAATGGATCGGTGATGACGGACTCGAACACGAGTATCCGCCATACAACCCAAGTCCGCAGTAACGCAGCGTCAAACGTTCAATCCGCCGACGCTGCCTCATCTTCTCGTTTTCTCACGACACCACACAGTAAACAGTTAAGCGCGCAGACAGGCAAAGATTTGGGCGCTGGTGGCTATGCAAGCAAGCCGCAGGATGAATCGGCAAGACCGCCTGATAGTTCATCTAGTATGGCGGGATTAACCGCTGCTTCGGCCAGCGTCCACACCTTCGCCTGTCCCCAAAGCGTTGCAACTCGCGCGCTCTCCGTAGAAAACCAAAAAGAGAGTGCCGCCGAGATGTACGCTAGATTACTGTGGGAGGATGTCGGTAAATGGTTTGAACCAAAGGACTTAAGGATTAAATGACACCACAAACTAACGCTTTAAGCGAACAGACAGGCTGCGCTTTGTGCGGAGATACGAAGTCTAAAAAGCGCGAGTGCTATTACTACGCCGCGCAAGATAAGTTTGATCCTGGATATACTCCGCGATTGACCTATGATGAACGCTGCGTCTTGCAATCTGGATTCAATCCAATATGCGAAAACCGTTCGGAGTGTAGAAAACGCTATCAGGAAATTAAAAAACCTAAGCGACTTATGGGCGATATTCTCGAAGAGTGTCTGCACCATCTGAACAAGAATCGAAGGAATCTTCGCTGCCCTATATGCAATAGACCAGTGTTCGGTGAAACCGCCGCGCCTTGTATTGACTGCATCTGTGGAAAGCCTGTCCCCGACGCGCAAGAAACACCAACGGTAACGGAGGAAAAACAATGAACCTATCTCATCAAGACGAATTTACTTTGATGTCAATGATTCGTGGTCACGAACAAAAGATTCAAATGGACTCAATCAATCATCGTTCCGACATCTGGGTAGTGGGCTACTTTGATTGATTTATGGAAATTATACAGGAGTGCCCGAAAATAGTTGAAGAAAGTTCTTGCAATAGCCAAGCAACTTCGGTATTGTAATCGCATGAACAAAGAAAACCGCGGAAACAAGGTGAGAAATTGGACAGTTAAAATGGGCGATCCTGGCCCGAATCATAACGCTTCTAAGCGGAAATGTCAGCTTTTCAAAACAGCGAGAGCAAAAATAGGGTGCGCGCACTTCAAGGCTGGCGAAATCGTGGCAGTTGACTGGTGCGCGAGTAATCCAATAGGCAAAGAGTGGTATACCTGCACGAAGGACGGTAAATCCGCCGTATACCCGGAAGATCACCTGACCAACTTTGTTCTTTGAGCATGAGCTTTCACTCTGAGGATATGTCAGACGAATACGGCATCAAAGATCGTGAAATGATGCGACTGGAAAAAAAGGCTTTAGCTGCCTTGCTGGAACACTGGCCCAAGATTCACAAAGCAATTAGAAGCGACATTCAACTCGCCGAGGCTGCCGAGGATATTGCCGCACTCGCAGAATTGGAACGCATCGCCAGAAGCTTCAAATGCGCTACCTTCGATCAAAGCGAAATCACCCCGGAAATACGCGCCAAAATGAACGAGGGAAGGCGAAAAGCCGAGCAAAGCGAGATGAACGTTTACGATGCCTCAAAAGACAGTGATAAGTGTCCAACGTGCGGGAGTGTTCTCAGTCGTGTTGATTATCACGGCTTCGGCAAACGTTGCACCATTTGCAACACAATATCATGAATCGGCTTACCGTAGAACAAAGGACAAGCATCGTTGCGTGTCTCGTGGAGGGCAATTCCCAGCGCGCAACGTGCCGTATGACGGGCCTCGCCAAGAAAACCGTGTCGAGACTAGCGGTGGAGCTTGGCGAGGCATGTGAAAGGTTCGCCGACAACATCATGCGCGATCTGCCATGCACGCAGATTCAGTGCGATGAAATTTGGAGCTTCTGTTACGCCAAGCAAAAGAACGTTCCAAAGCATCTAAAAGGCTCTGGCGCTGGCGACGTTTGGACGTGGGTAGCGATTGACCCCGATACGAAGTTAATACCCGCGTGGTATATCGGCGACCGCACAGCGCAGAGCGCCTACCCGTTCATGCGCTCGATTTCCAAGCGGTTGAAGAACCGCGTCAAGTTATCCACAGACGGGCATCGCGCCTACCTAATCGCGGTCAAGGCGGCATTCCATCTGCAAGAGATCGACTTCGGTATGCTCCGCAAGATTTACGGAGAAAACACGCTGGAGGGCAAATACAGCCCCGGCGAGTGCATTGGCACAGAGCGCACGATCATTAGCGGACAGATCAGCAAAAGCGAAATCTGCACAAGCCACGCTGAGCGCCAGAATCTCACGATGCGTATGCAGATGCGGCGTTTTACACGGCTCACAAATGCCTTCTCGAAAAAGATCGAGAATCACCGCCTCGCGTGCGCTTTGCATTTTGTTCACTACAACTTTTGCCGAATCCATAGCTCGTTGCGAATAACTCCGGCGATGGCCGCTGGCCTCAGTGACCGCGTTTGGGAGATTTCGGACTTGGTAGAACTTTTAACCGCCGAGGAGATGGCCCTTGCAGCGTAACCACACCGCCAGTGCCACGGCAATCTGGACATCGCCTGCCCTCGCCATAGCGGCCAAACGGGAGAAGCCCGTTGCCATCGCAACGCTTGCACGCGCTCCTTTGCGTAATCTTCTCAGCCTTGGCAACGACGCCGTGCGCGATCTGGTTCGCGTCCGGCTTTCGCTTGCCGCGCTTCTTACCTTTCGGCCAGCCTCCCAGCTTGGCGTTGGCGCGAGCTGCGCGGGTCTTGGCTCTCGATCTGGCCTTGCCACCTTCCGCGCCGATCAGAGCGCCTACGTTAATTTCGTTTCCACAGTGCGGGCATTTCATCCCGCAAACTTAGCAACCTAATCAATGACATGCGCGAACAAAATCAAAGTAGCCCACTACCGACATCTGCTCCAACCGGCACAAAAACGCCGACACCAGCATCCTAGCCAACCCCTCAGCCACTTCTAAGGAGAAGAACAAACAAACGATTCTAGCGGCCTTACAGCGCGCGGGCGAGGCAACCTGTGAACGATTGGAATCTCTAACCGGCCTCTCGCACCAAGCCTGTTCTCCAAGAATTTCTGAACTCCGAAGAGACGGTAAGATTGTTGTCTGCGGACGCGGGGTTACTAAAAGTGGGAAGCAGGCACGTATTTATAAAATTGTATGAATGATAAAACAGAATTGATTAATGATCTAATCCGGTCTTGCGACGATTTGATAGAATATTGCTATCACTCCCTTTTCCTAAAGACATCAGACATGGACGCTCTTTCTCGGATTAGAATACGTCTAGAAGCAGAATTGCAGGAAAATACAAAAACGCCGTGAATCTGAAAGCGAGATTTCCTCATGCCTCAAAAGATTTCAAATTATAAGGTCAGAAACACGGACTCCACGGCTGATAGCGACCCGAACAGACAGGCCACCCAACGAACATGAAACTAACCTCCACAGTCTTACCGGAATCGTTCCTCCGCTGTCTCGACCCTGTTGAGCGTAAAAAACTCTCTGGCGGTCAAATTACGTGGCAAGAAGCCCTATCCCAGGGGCAAGTTAAGAACGAGCGCCAGCTACAGAATCAGATTGTTAATCTACTCCGATTAAAGGGGATTGAACCTCTCTGGCATCGCACGGATAAGAAAAGCGCGGCAACGATAGGATGGCCGGATATTACGTTCGCTGTTTGTTTAGCTCCCAATAATGACAAACGCTACATGGTTTACGATTCTGTCCCTTGCGCCTGGGAAGTTAAGTTCGGAAAGGGGTCGCTTTCAATCGCGCAACAGCAAATGCACGTCAGACTTTCAACCCCTCCAAACGCATGGCGCATTCGCGTTATCAAATCGGTGGACGAAGCCTTAGAAGAATTAAAGAAACTAGGATTATGAATGACCTTGCCGCCGAAACCCACGCATTTCATTTCGCCAAAGCTCTCGAAGCTCTCCAAGATATGACCGCGATAGCCTTCGATATGTCCACCCAAGGGACTCAACTTTTTAAAGAAGCTCAAGATAGGTTTGAGTTACATAGAAGTAAATGTCAAAAAGAGTTTATGGAACTAAACACCGACGCCACAGGTACTTAATACACAACAAGGACAGGCAACACGCAGTTAAACTAAGAAAGAAAAGACAATGCACATAAACCAACTCAAGGAAAGTAACTACCTCAAAAAAGAAGATTGCGACCCGCCAATCTTGGTGACGATCAAAGGCGATCTAACCCAGGAAAACGTAGCAATGGAAGGGAAACCCGAAGATTTGAAATGGGCGATTCATTTCAAAGAAGTCGATAAACCAATGATCCTAAATTCCACAAACGGCCAACTAATCGCAATGGCTACCGGCAGCGAGAACTCGGAAGATTGGGACGGTAAAGTTATCGTTCTCTACAACGATCCGAACGTGAGCTTCCAAGGAAAGTTAGTTGGCGGTATCAGAGTCAGAGCACCAAAGAAAACTAAACAAGGCAATATCTTACCACCGGCACAACAGACCGAACCTGACGACTCAGACCAATTGCCGTTTTGATTATATGAGAACAATCCCCGACGATCCAAGAATCGACAACTACGGACAAGATTCCGGTTATTGCGGCGAGTGCGGCAATCATCTCGATGAAGGTCGCTGCACCTGTAACCGATGCGACGAATGCGATTACAACTTGGATGAGAACAACGAAGAACCGATGGAGATAACCGTTCCTCACCTTCAAACCAAACTGCCTGTTACGTTAAAAGTCTGTGGGATTTGTTTTGAAAAACTGGAGAGCGAGAGAGCTTCATCGAAGCAGGAGACAGGCAAATCACTATGAACCTAGAAGAAATAATCTCAGGAGCAGTTAAGAACCAAATTGAGGAAATGGTCGAAAAAATGGTTTATAACAGAAAACAATCTTGGGACGAGAAGGATCATCCGACAGGAATTGAGGAAGAAGTTGCTCGGCAGATTACTCTTATTGCCAGAGAGGAAGTTGTTAAACACGAATCATCCATTCGCATCGCAGTCAAGGATTCGCTAGCTAATAGCCCAGCGCGATTCAAAATCACTGCGTATTCAGAGATAGAAATTCCGCCTGTCTCCTGACCATGAAAAACAAGAGTGCTCCCGTTGAGAAAAGAGAAAAAACCTTCCGCGAGGTAGCAGAAATAATGAACTGCTCCCCACGACCGCTACAACAGGATTTGGAGACGGAGAAAGAGTTTTATGGTTCTCTCAGCGATGCCAAGCGCCGTGAATTTACCGAGCAGACAGGCAACACGCCATGAAAGAATACAAAAAGGGAACATGGAGGCCTTGCGTGCTTGGTGGTGGAGTTGTCTGGTATAATATTGCCGGATTTGAGCCCGACATGACCTGCAAAAACTGTGGAGACGATCTAGGATGAACTACCGGCGAAACGAGTTGTACGTAGATAACGAAGTCAGGTTTTATATCACGCTTCGGCGCAAGGAACTTGTTAAAGGTGTTAAAAACCCTGGCGGCATAACCGAGGACGAAGTTGTAAACGCCGATCTACGTAACCTCTACACCAATGAACACCCCGAATGGGTACTGGCTTGGGATAAACGAGAAAAAGCCCGGCAAAAACACAAGAAAGATTTGGAGCGAATTGAAAACGAAGCGATAGGACTAGTACCGGAACTAGAAGTGAATCACACAACATGAACAGGTTATCTCACAATTTTGCCATCAAAATCCGAAGATTGCCCGCGAAAAGGGTGGTTAAAATAGTTGTTGACTGTGTTGAATGATTAGTCCACGATATCCATGTTAACGATGCACAGGGGGTTTACTAAATTGTTCAATACAATCGTCACTAGCACAATTTGGCAGGAGGACGATACGACCAGAATCGTATGGATCACGATGCTCGCTATTGCCGACGCTGACGGAAAGGTGAGCGCGGCAATACCTGGACTGGCCTCGGTCGCAAACGTAAGCGTTGAAGATTGCGAGAACTCAATAGGGAAACTCAAATCCCCTGATTCTTATTCTCGTACCAAAGATTTTGAAGGTCGGAGGATCGAAGAAACGGACGGGGGGTGGAACATTCTCAACTATCTCAAATACCGCCGCATGATGAGCGAGGAGGAGCGGAGAGAATACAAACGGATTAAGCAAGCCCAATACCGAGCTAGGGAGCGTGGACAATCTGTGGACAAGCGTAGTACTGATGTGGACTCCCGTAGTCGTAAGTTGAAAAAGTTGACACAGGCAGAAGGAGAAGCAGACACAGAAGCAAAAGAATTACTCGCTAACGCTCGTTTTCAAAAAGCATGGAATGATTGGGAACAGCACAGAAAAGAAAAGAAGTCTTCAATTACTCCTACTGCCAGAAAACAACAATTATCCCTTTGCGCCAAAATCGGTGTAGATCGCGCGGTTGCCGCAATCGAGTTTTCTACAATGAACGGGTATTCGGGACTTTTTGAACCAAACCAAAAGAAAGGTGTTCGACCAGTTCCTGAATCTCACAAGAAAGTTGACCCCGCTTCGATTCCGATTCCAGAACGCTTCAAATCTTGGGTTGCTGAAGTTTACCCTGAAAAGCGAGAAGAAGCGATGAAATGGACGACCTGGGCTGACGCTCCTTCTTGGTTGCGTCGAGAATGGAAAAGTGAGGCAATAGGAACTTTAGCAAATGAAGATTCATCGCCAAGAACATAAGGCAACGGCTATCGGCGGCATCGTTACCCGAAGTGCTTTAGAAGCGCGTTGGGCGATATTCTTTACTGGAATTGGTTTGGAATGGAAATACGAACCGACTACTTTTCGGCTACGTAATGGTCACAACTACACGCCAGATTTCAAAGTGGAAAACTTGGGATGGATTGAAATTAAACCCACCTTGGGTCACTTGCGAGAATCGGTTAAGAAGATCAAGCAGTTTATTTCCGAGCCTTGTTGTACAGATCAGGTTTACGCGATTTGCTCTATGCAGCCAATGTTTCGTTACGGGGAAATTATTCTTTTCACGAAAGGAAAAATCTTTCTCCCTACCGAGATTCAAATGTGTGCGAAGATTACCAAAGCTGTTGACGAAAACGCAAAGGCGATAAAGCACGAAGCGATTACCTCAGCATTTCACGCTGCAAATGCCGTCAAATTGGATCACATGATTTCTATTTCCGACCAATTTAGAATGAACCGAGAGGAAATTTTAGCACGCAGGAAACGGCCTGTCCCCAGAGTGGAAGAAACACCAACGCACGTATGAGAAAACCATGATCCTTTTCCTCTCCTCCATCTTCACAGGCGGCCACACCGATGGCGAACGATTGGTTGATTTTAAAGAAAGCGACCCAGCCGCGCCAAGTTCGGACGTTTGGGTAGGTTTAGTTATTTTGATAGCATTGTTCGTATGGTTTGTGACGTAATTGTTAAGTTTAAAGGATACCACACTTGATTTTCACATGCAAGAAACAGGCAACATCAAATGAAGAAACAATGAAAACGATCAAACCGAACAAGGAAATCGCACTAAACGTAGCTCGCTCAATTAACGGAGCGTTATGTCGCGGATCGG